GAGTCCGTCCACCGGCTCCACCGCATTACTTGCGTAACTGAATATGGGGGAATTCCCGAGCGGCCAAAGGGGGCAGACTGTAAATCTGTTGTCAGTGACTTCGATGGTTCGAATCCATCCTCCTCCACCACAAAAAAGACGCCAATCGGCGTCTTTTTTGCATGGCGGAGGAGGATGCGGGGAGCGCATACCTTTTTATAAAGTGAAAGCCCGTGCCCTGATTTTACGCGAAGGGGGAACCCGCAAAGGTTCCCCTTTTGCAAACAATCCCGTTGGGATTATTTGCAAAAGCGGGGGAACGCATACCTTTGCACAATCCGAAAGCCCGTGCCCTGATTTTACGCGAAGGGGGAACCCGCAAAGGTTCCCCCTTCACACAACCCCTTCCTTGCGATGGGGCGGGCTTGCGGGTGGCATTTTTGCTTTTCCGCGGTCAAAGCTAAAAAATCAGCAGAAAACATCAATACAGCTTAACTTTTTTGAACCGGTGCGGTATAATGATATAAAACAGCCGCTGCGAACGGGGGAAATCCCTGCAGGGTGTAAACATTCCGACGTGAGCGAGAGCATCAATACTGTGCAGTATCGATTCAACAAAGCACCGGACGATAGGAATGGATAAAACACAAGGAGGCCGGGAAATGACTATTGTAGAAACAAAACTCAATACTCTGATTACCACATATGACAAACTGGTAAAAGGCATTGATGACCAAGCAGCTATGAGCCGGGACCGTGCCTATGGCGGGGTAATTCGGGCCGGGAAAGGCGAGCTTGTTGAGAGCCTGGTAACCCATCTTGTTCAGATAGCTTGGGAGGACGTTCTCCATCAAAACCGGGGAAAAAATCAAGTATTAAATGCGCACAATTTTTCACTTCTTATTTTGTCTAATTTTAACAAGTCAAAATGACCGCCGTCATATCCCATGGTCGGCAGCCTGTGTATTTTCCTGTTCGGTTCTCCGTGTTCCGCTCTGCTCACGCCCTCTCCCCTCGAATGTCTGCTGTGCTGTTTTTTCCTGTTACGCGCTCAGTCCGATCTCTCGCAGGCACTCCCGGAACATGACCTCGCTGCTCTTGTACCCCAGTATCTTCCGTGGATAGTTGTTAATCCATTCCTCCGTGGCCGCGATCTCCGCTGCGCTGACCTTGGAGAAATCTGTTCCTTTCGGATGCCGCCGCCTGATCATGCTGTTGGCGTTCTCGTTGCTCCCCCGTTCCCACGAAGAATACGGATGGCAGAAGTAAACCTTGGTGCGCGGGATGGTCTTATTGACGGCGCTCCGCTCCATCTCCTCCGCCGCCGAAAATTCCGAGCCGTTGTCAAAGGTGATGCTTTTGAAGATCGCCCTGAACCGTCTGGCACCGCATTTCCGCTCCAGCGCATCCAGCGCCTTGACCACGGTTTCCGCCTTGCGGTTGGGTATCGCTATAATGATGTCTTTCCGCGTCTTGCGCTCATTCAGGGTCAGCAGGGCGCTTGTGGTCTTGCACTTGCCCTTGCCGCTGTACACGGTGTCGCCCTCCCAATGCCCGAACTCCTCGCGGCTCTCCACCTCCGGCGGACGCTGCTCGATGCTCTCACCGGCAGAGGCTCGCGCCTGATCTTTCTTGGTCTTGACCTTTTTGTATTTCTGCTTCACCTTTCCCCGGCGCGGCAAATCCACCTGTGTAATGTGGAGAAAGAGACCCTTTTTGATGTAGCCGTAGATCGTCGTCACGGAAACAGAGGTCTCGAATGTCCGTCCCTCCATCATCGCGTAGCCGAGAACGGCGGCAGGACTGCACTCTTTTTCAACGATTGTTGCCTCGATGTAGTTTGCCAGCTCGTGATCCTTGCCGATCTTCAAGTCCGGCCCTTTCTCCCGCAGATTGCTTTGGTATCGCGCCTCCGCGATGTCCGGGCTGTACGCCGTCACCATTTCCCACGTCTCCCCATCCAGCCGCTCATACTCCCCGCGCTTCAATTCCCGGTAGATGGTGGAAACGTGTACGCGCAGCTTCTCCGCGATCTGTGGCGGCTTCAAGCCCCTGCGCTGCCACTTCTCAATACGCAGCCTGTCGTTCTTGGTCAGATGCTTAAATGTTCGTCCTCCGGTCTGCACCGTAAAGCCTCCTCTCTCGCTCATCCGCACAGGGCGGTGTCGGCGTTCCCGTTCCGCTCTGTCGCTTTTTGTCTTATTATGATACCTACAAAATCCGCATTGCGCAACAGAATTTTTTCGTTGTATGCGCACAAAAAAATTCCCCGACCGCTATATCTATGAGTATAGCAGCCGGGGGAAAATTTTAGCTATTCAGTTCCTTTTCCCCGTCCGTCTTGCCGGGGTTTTCTTCCACAAAGATGCCGTCCAGCGCACCGATGGCGCTGTCCACCGCGATGTCAAGCTCCTTGACCGCCGCCTCGATCATGGCCTTTACCTCCGCCGTGACCTTAATGCCCTTTGCTTCAAGCATCTGCTCCACATAATCATACTTCGGGATGGTCAGCGTACCGGCCTCGCGCTGCTTCTCTGCCGCCTTGACCAGCACGGTGACAATGCCGTACAGGCGCTTGTCTTTCAGCCAAGGGATGCCGGTCTTGATTAGCCACGGAATAGCCACGCCCGTGAAGAACAGGCCGAGGATTGCGAAGATCGCCTCAACGACGATGTTGATGATGTTGGGAATGATCTGTGCCATAGTGTGTACCTCCTTACACTTTCGTCAGATATTTCTTGTCCACGGTTCCTGTGATCGCGCCGCTTTTCAGCGTGGATACCGAAATGCGGTCGCCGTTGATTGCCCGGACATACAGCTTTGCGCTGTACACCCACATGGAAAACTTGCGCGTGGTGCCGTAGACCGTGGCAGCCTTGTCCATCGTCACCTGATCGCCCACGGCCAGCGCCGCCGCTTCGGCCTTGATGTCCGCCGCGTCCACCCAGCCGTACACGGTGCTTCCTCCGCCGCTCACAGCGACAAGGTGATACGGATGTCTGCTCACAAGCGGCTGATACGCCTGCGTCACCTTGGCCTTACCCGGCTTGCAGGGCTTGCCCACGGTGCTGTTTGCGCTGGTATAGTGCATTCCGCCGGTGAATGTTACGATGTCGCCCACCTTGCATAAGCCGCCCTTGACCGGTGCCGCGTCCGCCGCAGTCCCGCCGCCCGTTGCCTCCTTTCCGCCGTACTTCGGTACGCCATAGCCGCGAATGTACCGTCCGTTCACAGAAATGGTGCGGCGCTTCACGCTGTCGGAGTAGTTGCCCTCAATGACGGTGATGCTTGTCCCGCTGATCTTTTCCACGATGCCCACATGATCGGCGCTGCCGGTGCAGTCTCCCACGCCGCTGTCCTGCCAGTCGTAGAAAATATAGTCGCCGGGCTTCGGCACATAAGCGTCGTTTTCCTGCCAGCTCCCCAGCTTCTTGAACAGCTCGATGTGCTTTTCGCAGCCGCACTCCGTCGGGATGATGTCGGTCATTCCCGCCGCGATGGCTACGGCGCTTGCGAACGTGCTGCACCATGCGTCCGTGTACTTCACGGCGTAGCCACGGGCCAGCGGCCTGTGACTGTTGTACAGGTCGATGATCTTCCTGTGGCTCCCGTCGCTCTCCCTGCATCCGATGTAGCTCTGGGCGATGCTCACGATCTTCTGCCGCTGTTCCTGTTCCGTCATGGGCTTTCCTCCGCTTCCTGCGGCGCTCCCTGCCGCATACCTGTCGTAATACCGCTGTCCGAACGCGGCCCGGCGGGCCTGCGCCGTCTCGCTCTGATCTGCTGGGCGCTCAAATTTCAGCAGCACCGCGTCCGATGCTGCCCGGACGCTTCCCGCCGTTTTCAGCACGGCCAGCACCGCCTTATAGTCCTCCCGCAGCTCTTTCATCAGGAAATCAAGCTGCATTTCCAGATCGCCGATGCTCTTTCGGCAGCACTTGGCGTAGTCCAGCAGCTCCGCCTTGCGCGAGCAGTATGTCCACTGGGCGAGGCCGTAGCCTGCCTTGTCCGTTGCGAAGAACTGATACTTGCCGCTGTCCACCGCCGCCGTATAGCCTGCGTCGGTCACGCCAAGCCTCTTTTCGTATAGGTTCTCCACGTTGTTTGGGATAAGGCCGCTCTCCGCATACAGGTTTCCCATCAGACCGGCGATGCCGAAGTCATTCAGCCCCGCGCCTTTCAGATAGTTCCAGATTTTTTCCTCGTTGTTCTTTCCTGCCAGCATGATCTATCCCTCCTCACGGTTCCTCTGTCTGCTGTGCAATCCGTTCCGCCTCCTCCTTTTCCCGTCTCATGTCCGCAAGCTGCCACCGCCTGTCCTGCTTCTTCTCCTTGGTTGTCTTTATCCAGCCGAGGATGCCGCACTCGCCGCCCAGCGTGGCGAACACGCAGGTGATCAGCGTATCCGGCACGGAGCCGTACACGGTAAACAGCGCGATCATGGCTATCGTAAATACCGTCAGACACAAAAAGACGATCAGCAGAATAAAGTCCATGGTTCCCATGCGCTTCTTCCGGCCTTTCGTCTTTGCCTGCGTTCGCTTTCCCGCCATGTCAGTCCTCCTTGATGTGCGGGTGCGCGTTTTTATTCAGGTGCTTATTCAGCTTGTCCAGCGCATCCTTGCACGGCCCGTTGCACCCCTGCTCCACAAGCCCCTGCAACGCGCCGCGCAGGCCGTAGCAGATAAGTGTCTGCTCCTCCTGAATGGCGTTGATGAACTCGCTCTGCTTTTTGTTGCTCTCAATGACCTTGTACACGGAAACAATGGCCGCGACCAGCGCTCCGATTGCTCCTAAAAGGCTGGCCGCCTTGATGATGGTGTCCGCGTCGATGTACATTTTCCTGTCCTCCTGCTTTCACTCCGGCCATTCGTCCCCGCCGATGGCCCTGCGGTATGCCTCGTCGGCCTCCGCGATCTCGTCTCTCCCGGTCACGGTGTCGCCCAGCTCCGCAAGGCGTGTCGCCAGCACTCGGACGGTACGCGCCTGCATTTCCACAAGCGCCTCCAGTTCTGCGATGATCTGTAAATGACTGCTCACGGCTCAATCTCCCATTCCACCCAGCCGTCCATATAGACGTAGATTTTCCCATCCTTGCGGTAAAAGCCGTTGTTGATCAGCGGTATACCATCCTTGTACTCGATGGGGTTCTCCGCGCTGGTTCCCACGGGGTTCTCCTGCGCCACATATTCCTTGCGTACCAGCACGTCCCCCACAAAGGTCTGCACCCAGTCCTGCCCCAGCTTGTCGCTCTGCGATGTCTCCGTGCGCACAAGGTCTGTAATGGGTTTCAGTTCGTTGCACAGCGCCCTTGTCCGGTCAACGTAGCGGTAATGCTCGCTGATGGTATAGAAGTCGTACCGCGTCCCGTCCTCGTCCGTGTCGCTGTGATAGTGCCGGTCGATGCGGCAGCGGTCTGTGATGCTGCTGTCGTCGTACTCCCGCACCGTGGTCAGGTATTCGCCCTCCCGCAGCGCGGGGCCGCCCACGATTTTCAGGTTTTCCCGTTCTACGCCGCCGATAACACTTGTTCCGTAGACGTATTCCATCTTGCCCGCTCCTTTCTTGCGTGTTCTCTGACCACGCATTTCAATTTCCGCTGCAACCCCGCCTCCACATACGTCTGGAAAAAGAGGACGTGATTGCAGTGCTTCATCTGGCCCAGTCTGGATAAAAGCCCCTGCGCCAATGCGGGCTTGATCGCGTGGTGCCGCCGCATGGCACGGCGGCAGGCGGAAAGAGAATGTTTCAGGCGCACCATGTTTCGCTTCCGCAGCAGGGTATACCCTCGCCCGAAGCGATACCCCAGCGCCGCCACCGTCCGCTTTGCCGTCGGATAGAGCTGCCACTTGCCGTTCAGCCGCAGGCCGTGCGCCGTCAGCCATTTCTCGATCAGCTCCCGCAGCCGCCGCAGCTTCCGCTTGTTTCGCCCAAACAGGGTAAAGTTGTCCATGTACCGCAGGTAGTGGTCGCACAGCCCGCTTTCCCGTATCAGCCGATCAAGCGGTTGCAGTACCGTGTTGGCAAACCATTGGGAAAAGTAAGCGCCGATCAGAATGCCATGCTTCATCAGCCGCTCGCACACCTCCAGCATTCGCCGGTCTTTCACCAGCCGCCGGAGCCGCTTCATCACCGTCTCCGCCGTCAAACTGTCGTAGAAATGGTGGATGTCCAGCTCCTCGGCGTACTTTGTCCCTTTTGGGTCTGTCCGCATCCACTTCTTGATGGCCCGAACGCCGTAATGGATGCCCCGGTTTCGGATGCTCCCGCAGCAGAAATTGTCCATGCCCCGCATCATGATCGGCTCCAACACCTGAATGACGGCGTGATGCACATACTGGTCAGGCCACAGTCTCGGCTCCGATATGTCCCGCCACTTGCCAGCGCTCTTGTCCCAGCGCCGCGCAAGCCTCGGCTCGCTCGCCTCGTAACCGCCTGTGATGATCTCCCGCAGCTCTTTTACATAGCGGTCAACATCTGCCTCCACCCGCGCCACCGTCCGGTTTGGCCTGTGGTGCGGATGGAAGCGGTGTGTCACGTTCACGGCGAAGATCGCCAGCCGCAGGTTTTCTTCCGATACCAGCTTTGGAAATAGGTTGTTTGCTCGTTTCATCAGGAATGTTTTCCTCCTTTTAGCCTCACGGTCTTTCCATCGCCCCCGCAGGTTGCGGGAGTGTACTAAACCGTGTCCTGATGGCTTATCTGCACCAAGGGGTGCCGAGGATGTCCGCGCCCCGGCATGGGTCTTTGCGTTGCCGGGTGTGGAGGCGGGTAGCCAGTCCATAAAAGGACGCGGCAGCCGATGTTCGCGTTCGCGTTGGACGCGCTGTTGTAGTTCACGTAGAACAGCCCGTGGTTCCCGTTCTGGTTATAGTTACCGCCGAAGTACAGACACGGGTTGGAAGCATTGAAGTTCCAGTTATCCGCCGAACCAAGAAGCAAGGCACCGACTGCGTGCGCGGTCATCCCCTGTATTTTCAAGCCGCCCGTGCGGCTGAAAACCCGTTAGCCTTTTGCGCGGCCTGCGGGCCGCAGGATACGCAGAGGGGGATGCGTCCCCCTCTGCACTCCCCCGTCAGGGGAGTTTTTGGAGGCGGCAGCCGATGCCCGCGCCCGCGCCGGACGCGCTGTCGTAGCTCACGCAGAACAGCCCGCGGTACCCGCTCTGGCTATAGCCACCGCCGAAGCACAGACACGGGTAGGAAGCATTGAAGCTCCAGTAATCCGCCGAATACGTCGTCTCGCTTCCGCCTGTTGCCGTGGGATAGATCACCCATTCCATACCGGCCACTGTTGCCACGGTAAAGGCGCTGGGCCATCCGCTCGCCGGAACGCCCACGGCGGTGCCGCCGCTGTTGTCGCTGAAGCTGCTGGGCGTGTTGATGATGTTCAGGCCGTTGCTGTTGTAGTAGCAGCCGTCGCCCCAGTCATACACGTCGTCCCACAGGCCCTCAATGTAGCGGTACTGCGTACCGAGACCATAGCTGTCCCGGCTCGCGAGCGTCGTTCCGGTGTGATAGGGCATACTGTCCGTATAGCCCATGTTCTCCGTTGCGCTGTTGTTGCCGCAGCCCTTGCCGATGGTTTTCTGGCTGTTCCAGTCCGCGAACTCCACGAGGTACAGCATCCAGATCGTCATGCGCATCTGAATGTCGCTCTGCCAGATGTTGCTCCCCAAATTGTGGATGCTCGTGCGGGCCGTGCTGCGCGTGATATTCGCTTTCGGCTTTACGCCTGACTGGCTCTTGTAGTTGTTGGTGTTGCAATGGTAGCGGCCAACGTACACAATGTCGCGCTCGCCCTTGCCGTCCCCTCGGTCGGCGTGGGCGGGGGAGACGTGAAAGCCGTCCGTTTCCTTGTCCGCGATCTGGAGTTTCAGGCTGTTCCCGCTCTTTGTCCACTTGTACCAGAACTTCGGGATAGCCACCAGCTCACCGGCCACCGCGTCCGTCACGCGCACCATCCCGCTCCACGGGTACAGGTTGTCAAATGGGCTTCCGTAGCTGGTTGCCCCCGCCCGGTACGGGGTCGGGTTCACGAAGCTGGCCGCCTCGTCCGTGCGGCTCCACACCGTTGTACTGGTGCCATCCCACACCACGCCGTAGATGTGCCGGTAGGCCAGCGTCACATTCACCGTCTGCCCGTCCGCCGTGATGGTGGCAGTATCCTCCGCCGTCTCTCCGTCCTTGGTTGCGGTGATGGTGTAGGTGCCGCTTTCCGTCACGGTGAAGTCCACCGTCCCCGTTGCAGATGCCGTCTTGCTCTGCGTCTTGCTCCCCTTGGTGCAGGTGACGGTGGAGCCGCTGTCAATGCTCACGTGGATGGTGGCGGTGAAGTAGGAGAGCGTCGCCGTGTACTGCTGCACCACGGAGACCGTCACCGTATCCGTGGCGGTCTGCCCATTCTTGGTGGCCTTGATGGTGTAGGTGCCGTAGTCCTCCACATCAAACGTCCATTTCCCGCCGCTCTCCGTTGCGGTGTATACCTTGGTTCCCAGCGTGGCCGTCACCGTGGAGCCGGTGGGCGCGGTCACAACGATCTGCGCCGTCATGCCCACCTGCGGCAGACTGTCCGCGCTGATCTTTCCGTCCGCTCCCAGCGTCGGGATGCCGTTCGGCACGTTTACCGGTAGCTGGCCGGTGTCCATTTTCCCGTCCGCACCGAGACCTGCCACGCCTCCCGCCGTGTTGATGGGGAGCTGATCGGTGTCCACCTTGCCGTCCGTTCCGAGGCCCGCAACGCCGCCCGGCGTATTGATGGGAAGCTGGTCTGGGTCTACCTTACTGTCCTCGCCCAGTCCGGCCACGCCCCCCGGCGTGTTGACAGGGAGCTGGCTGACCGGCACCTTGCCGTCCGCCCCCAGCCCTGCCTTTTTGGCAAGGGCCGCCGCCACCGCGCCGCTGGTCAGCAGCTTGTCGCTGTTCGCCGTCGGCTCCGTGTCAAATTCCTGCTCCGTAACGCCGCCCTTGCCGTCGCCTCTCAGGATACCGCTGGCGGTGATCTTGTCCTGCTTGTCTTTAATGGCCTGACGGATGCCCTCGTGCGCGTTTGCATCCTCGTTGTGTGCCTTGATAGCCGCCGCCATGCTCGTCGCCGTCACCAGCGCCGAAGCGTCGATGGTCACCTGCAGCGTCCCGCTGCTGCCCGTAAACTCCAGCAGCCCGTAGAACGTGTATACATAGTCCGGCACGTCCGTCTTACTTGGGATTTCCACGCCCGCGTCCGTGTCCGTCTGAAACAGGGCGATCAGCCTTGCCGCGCCGCTGTCCAGCTTTGCCCAGATGCCGAGCTGATTGAGGGGATAGCCCGTCGCCAGCGGGGTCACTTGCAGTTGCAGCTTTTGTCCCTGTGCCGTTGTCTTGTTGGACAGGATGCTGGCCGTCTGCTTTTCGCTCACAAGCGCCGTCTGCGCCAGCATCGCCGCCTCGCTCACGCGGCCCGTTCCCGCCGCCGCGCGGGTGATGGTCAGCGTCTTTCCCGCCGTCCATTGCGCCAGCAGCTCACTGCCGCTGTTGGTGATAACGCCTTTCCATGCCACTTTTCTATTCCTCCTGACTTAGAATTTCGATGCGCTGCCGAAGTCCACGACCGCCGCGCCCGCCATAGCCGCGATGCCGTAGGCCGTCGCGGTGCCGCCCGCGTCGTAGTATTCCACTTCCTCCAGATGGGCGCTGAACCGCTTGGCGGCGGCAAGCCTGCGCTCGATCTCCGCGATGGTCATGGCGGCGAACTTCTGCCGCTCCTCCACGGTGGTGATGTTTACCCGCAGTCTGAACTTTCCGTGGGTGCCGCCGTAGGTAAACCATTCCTCCAGCTTTGTTCCCGGATAGATCGCGTCGGCCTGCGTTCTTGCAGCTCCCGCAGTTCCCATTGTTCGCCGGATGTTCAGCGCCGTCTTGACGATGCGCCGCTTCTGCTCGATGTCATACCCGGTGTCGTACCAGTCGATCTTCCAGTTCACGGCCAGCGCATCCAGCACCTCCTCGGCCACGGTGTCGATGGCGGTATAGATTTGGCTCCCGTTGATGTAATCCATCGTTTTCCGGTGCAGCTCAAGCATTGCCAGTGACAGTGCCTTGACCCATGGCTGTTCTGCAAGGACGCGGGGCAGACCGTCCGCGATCTGCGCATCTTTCAGCCCCTTAATCATCCTCCAGCCCTCCGTATGTCACGGTCGCGCCGGTGCATTTCGGCAGCTCTGTGGCCGCGACCACGGTATCCGCCGGGGCTGTCAGCGTTACCCGCTTGGCCCCCGCCTCCCGCAGCCGTGCGATCAGCTCCGTCGGGTTGATGTCCCGTCCCAGCTTTCTTTGCCATGTCTGGAAGTCCGCCACCGCCGCCGCGATGCGGCTTTGTATCTCGCTCACGCTTCGCTGGTCGCTATCTGCAATCCAGTATTTCACGGCAACGGCGTATTCCACCTCGTTCGGGGCAAGTGCCGTCACCTTGTCGCACAGCGGGCGGATGGTCTCGTCGTCCAGATAGGCCGCCATGGCCGTCAGCTCCGTGCTGTTGGGGACGCGCAGCCCGTTCTCGTCCTCGATCACGAAGTAGATATTTACCTCGTCCGGCTGTGGGCTGACAATACGAACATCCGCCACGTCCCCCCGCCACTCCCGTGCGTAGTATTCATAAGCATCGCGCGGCCCGGCGCAGCTATACACACTGGGCGCAAGGTAGATGCGCCGCGTCAGGCTGTCGTCGTCCTCTGCGTCCAGTCCGCCGGTGCTGGGCGTGGTGTTGCTCACGCTGGCAACATAGGCGATGGGGTCAACCAGTATCTTGATGCCGCCGGTCAGAATGCCGTTGCTTTCCGCTCCGGCCTCCTCCGCCTGCACCACCACGTCGGTGTAGGTCTCTCCCGCCGCCACCTCGCCGTATGCCACGGTGTTGAAGTATTTCCCGTCCTCGGTCTTGACCCGTGTTCCCGCCGGAATTGCCGTCGCACCGTTCTGCGCCTCTGAAAGCGTAAAGCGCACCGTTGCCGTGGCTCGGTTTGCCTCCTTGCGCGTCAGCCCCACAAGAGCGGCCAGCGCATCCAGCGCGTCGCCGGTACTGGTTTTCAGCATTTCCATCCGTCCCTTTGCGTCGGCGTACTGCATCGTCTGATACTCCATCGCGCAAAATGCTTTCATCAGCAGGTTCAGCGGGTCGGCATCGCCGATCTCCGGCTCCTTGCCCGTGGCCTCCCGGTAATACTTGGTGTACAGCTCGCGGAGCTGTTCTTCCGTCTCCTGCAAAGTCATGCTTTCGATAAAGCTCAGCTCCGGGCAGTTTGCCAATTCAGCAATGTTAGACAAGCTCGATCACCACCTTTGGGGTCATATTTCCGTCCTGCGATTTTCCCGCAGTCCATTCCACACGGACGACACGCGCCCGTGGCTCATACTGTTCCGTCTTGCGCACATACTCCGCCGCCAGCAGGACTTGTGCGTTTTCCTGCGGGCAGTCGATGATCGCCCCGTCGATGCCGAACTCCCGGTCAAGCGCCTGCTCTCCGGCCCTCGTGGCGTAAAGCACCTGCAAATTACGGTACACCTCCGCCGCCGTGGTGTCGTTCGCGCTCCCCGGCAGTATCTCGATCACCGCGTTTTCCGTTGATAACATGGCTGCCTCCTTACAGGTATTCCTCGATGGTCAGGCTCACCTTGCACTCCACCATCGCGCCGCCGTGCAGCACCGCGCCCCACTCGTCGCTGATGTCCGTGATCTTGAACGGATACGGCGATACCGGCGAGCCGCCCACGATGAACCAGTCCGCTGTGTTGGTCTCCGCCATGCGCTGAAAGTGCCGCAGAACGCCGCGTGGGTTTACCCCGTCCTGCGCCCGCAGCAGAAGATCGAACTGGTATTTCCGCAGCTTCGGGGCAATCCACTGGCTCCGCGCCCGTGCGCCCGTCCGGTTGTGGGTGGCCCAATCGCTGCCCCCTTGGCCTTTCAGCCCGCTCGGTGTCAGGATGCGCCGGTCGCTCACCGTGAACGTCATGCCCATGTAGCTTCCCAATGCCACTTTTCGCCCCTCCTTACTTATCCGGCTTTCCCACCGCGCCGCTCATGTGCGTGTGGTTCACAAGGCTCACGCCGTTGATGGTGATGTCCCCGCTCGCCGCCGTGGCGTTGATCTCCGGGGCCGTCAGGCTGATCTTGGTGGGGCTTTCGATCTCCACATCCCCGGCCTCCGTCACCTTGATCGTTGCGCCGTTCACGGTGATCTCCGCGTCGCCGCCCTCCACCTCGATCTTCGCCCCCTTTTTCACGGCGAGGGTGTACTTGCCGCCCGCCGTCACACTCAAAGCGCCTGCGGCCTCGATGCTCACAAAGGTTCCCGCCTCGATGCTCACCGTTGTCCCCGCCACGATGCCAACGCCTGTTTTGGCGTTCAGGCTCATGCTGGCGGCGCTGCTCTTGGCCTGAAACTGCCCGCCCGCCACAAGGCTGATTGGGCCTTTCGCCTCGTCGTATATCTCGCCGTTGCAGGTGCGCCCTGTTCGCCGGTTCACATACTGGGTGTAAACGCCGGTGTTCTCGTCGTAGCGTTCATACGCCTGTCCCTTTCGCGCGGCGTACTCCTTTCGGAACAGGCCCTTGTAGCCCTCCGCCGGGGTGTTGGTCTTGTTCCACACCGTTCCGGTGGTGGTTCCCGCCGCAGCTCCGTTGCTGCTGTGGCTCACGCTCACCACCTGCCCGATGCTTGGCATCTTGTACTCGCCGTTGCTGATGGCGTTGATCTGGCGGGTCACGCTTTTCCCCCGGTCAAAGTAGGTCACCTCATAGGTTCCCGCCTTATAGTCGATGGCGCTCACGCGCCCGGTTCGGTTTGTCCCCGCCATTACTTTTTCGCCTCCTCGCTGGCGATGCAGTAGCTCGCAGGCACCCAGCCCGTCACGTTCTGGCCCACCGGCAGCTTGCCGCACCGCGCCGCGCTGTTGGTCACGCGGTAGCGCCCGTTGATCAGGATGCCGTCGTACAGCCAGTAGGTGCCGGTCTTGGTTCCCGCCTTGTTCTTTGCCGTGCTGGAAACATACAGCGGAGCCTTGTTCAGCGTGATCGCCTGTCCCGCCTCGCCGCCTGCCGCCGCGCTGGCCGCGCCCGCCGCCGGGCTGGTGGTGGCGTAGGTGCTGTCATAGCGCACGCCGCTTTCTCCCGTCTTTTCGTGATACACGATCTTGCCGCCTACGTCCCACGAATGGAACGCCGGGCCGATGCCGCTGCACTCAAAGTCGGTGGTCAGTCCGTTGCTGGAAACCTTGTGCGTCACCTTGTCCACAAAGTATTTTCCGTTCAGGTTTCCAAAGCCTGTCAGCGCGATGCAGTTTCCCGCGCTTACCCTCCAGTCTCCATCCACGCCGAAGCGCAGCTTCACTGTCCCGTGGTTGGCGCTGTTCAGCTCCGCGCAGAGCTGGACGCTGGCATCGTATACGCTGGTAGCCCGCCGGTTCACGCTCTTGGTGTGCGAGCCGCCGCCCACGCTGCACTCGATGTCAATGTCCTTGTCCGCGTCCGTGTAATTGAAGTACCCGCCGGTATAGGTGCCGGACAGGGTGGTGGTGTAGCCGAAGCTCCCCGGCCTGATCTGCGAGCGGTCAAAGGTGCGCACGGCCCGCTTTGCCTTGTACTTCTCCCGGTCATACACCCACAGCCGCCGGGCGTACACTTTCAGGATAAGTCCGTAGTTTTTGCACAGGCCGTTGTAGTAGCTGCTGTCCGTGCCGTCCTGCTCGTCGCACTCGATGTCGTAGTCGTCGGCATCGTAGGTGAACGCAAGACCGTACCGCGCGGCGATCTTCGCGCCGATACGCTTGATGCTGGTGTTCTTCCAGATCACGTCCCGCTCCAGCTCCGAAAAGTCGCTGTCGCTGGGCTTGCTCACGCCGCCCACCTGTAAGGTCGTCGGCGCGTCCGAAAAGCTCACATCGTCCAGCACGAACAGTCCGCACTCCATGATGCTCCGCTGTCCCTGCCGTTCCCAGTTGTAGCCGAGAATACGCGCTCGCAGCGTCGCGCCCTTTTCCGGCATCCATCCAAGCAGCCATTTCCCGTCCTGCGCGTTGATGGTGATGTCGATGCTGTCGCTGTTGTCCGCCGCGCTGTCGGTGTAGGTCAGGCTCTCGATGTCGCCGCCTACCTGCCCGGCAAAGGGATAACTGTTGTAGCGCACATCCAGCGCCAGCCGTCTTGTCTCAATCATAGCTCGCCTCGTATTTCCACGGCGGCATCAGTCCGTCCCGCTCCTCCTCCAACGCCGGGGTGTTCAGCTCCACCCCGGCGTTGAAGATAAACGTGTCGATCTCCTGCGGATTGGCCGCCATCAGCACGTCAGCATGGTACTCGCTGCCGTATACCTCCTTGGCGATCACATCCCATGTGTCGCCGCTCTTGGTCGTGTACATTGCATCTCCTCCCGTCAGTATGCCGTGCGGGCCTGTCTGCGCTGCATCTGGAGATACCACGTTTCAAACCGTGCCTGCGCCTCGGCCAGAGCTTCCTCCACCATGCCCCGGTCGGCGCTGCCCTGAATGGTGATTACCGGTGCAAAGGTCATGCCACCTCCGCCGCCGGAGCCGCCGTCGATTTCCGCCAGCTCCACCGGCTTCACGCCCAGCATTTGCCCGGCCTTGGCCCAGATGTCCAGATTGTCCCGCCGGGCCGCCCGCTGGAAGCTGATTACCGCCTCCGTCCCGGCCTCACCCGCAATGCTCGCGCCGTTGGTAAAGCCGCCCCGCGCAAGCATGGGGATTTCCGGGATGTTGATGGAGAACGACTTGCCGCCCAGCAGCGGCACCCAGTCCGGGATGGTGATGCCGAGACTGTTGATGCCCGCGATGGCCTTGTTGATCAGGGCAATCACCGCATTGATAGGTGTCTTGAACAGAGCGCCCAGCGTGTCGAAGATACCCACGAAGATGGATTTCACGCCCTCCCACGCCATGCGCCAGTTGCCGGAGAACACCCCGGTGATGAAATTGATCACGCCCTCAAAGATGGTCTTGACCCCGTTGATTGCGCTGCTGATGCCCTCAGCAAAGACACCGATGGCCGCCAGCACCGCCGGAACCACCACTTGGCCGATGTGCAGCAGCACCGTGATTACCGTCTGAATGATTGGCATGAGGAATTGGATGGCCTCGCCGATGATCTGCGCCACCGTCATGACCACGGAACCCACACCGCTGATGATGGAGGCGATGGATGGAGCTGCCGCTGTGATGGTTTGCAGAATGACCGGCACCACCGTCTGCGTGATAAAGCTGAATATGCCCTCGATGATGGGCCGCACCGTCGTCTGCGAAAAGGTCACAAGCTGGCCGATCACGCCCATTACCGATTGCAGAATGGTGGTGATGCCTCCAAATGCCGCGCCCGCGTCCTCACCGAACAGATTGGTGATGCTCTCCTGCAGCGGTTGCAGCGCCTTTGCCACACCGCCGTCCTCGAACAATCCCAGCAGCGCGTTCTTGAACACCGTGAACTTTTCCAGTCCCGTGTCTCCGAACACGCGCTGTATGATATTGTCCAGCCCGCCGAACTTGTCCGTCAGGATGCTCACCACGGCAATGATGCCGGAGATCACACCCACGATGGGCAGCGCCCCGGACAGCAGACCGCCGAGGCCGCCAGCAATAGGGCCATAGATACTCCCCAGCAGACCGGCCCCGCCGCTGAATATGCTCCCGACAGCTTTCCCGGCACCGGAGTTTGCAATACCGCTTACCACGCCTCCCGCTTTCCCCAGCAAACTGGAAAGGCCCTGCTGGAAGATGCTGCCCTGAATGGTAGCCGCCGCCCCAATGCCCGCGATGCCTTGCCGCAGCGGCATGGTCAGCTTACCCAGCGCACCGCCCGCCTTTCCCATAAGGCCGCCCGCGAATTGTCCGGCCCGGCTATTGGCGAACAGCCCGCCGAGATTTCCGAGGGACGAGCCGATGCCGCCCAGCCATTGCGCGGTCTTGCTGTTTCCGATTGCGCCCCGCAGGACGCTCCCCGCGCTTTGGTAGCCGGACAACAGCCCCGGCGTTCCCGCCGCCGCGCTCAAAAGTCCTGTGGTTCCCTTGATGCCGTTTCCACCGATCAGACTGGAGATTGCCGCCCCCAGCGTCGTGCGGAAGCCGTTGCTTCCCGATGCGCCCCGGAACGCAGAGAAAAGCCCCGCGCCCGCCGCTCCCGCGCTTTGGCCGCTCTTGAACAGGCCCGCAAGTCCGCCCTTTCCGCCGGAGAAAATAGCCTCCGCCGCCGGGACGAACTTCATGCCAACAAACGCCGCCGCCATGCCGCCCAGCACACGCACCACCTGTTCGCCGTTGTTGATCAGGTAGTCAAGCCCCTTTTGGATGTACGGCAGCGCCGTGTCCATCACGCTGCCCAGCTTCTCCACGCCCCGGCTCGCCAGCGTTCCCAAGCTCTCCGCAAGCTGCGTCAGCTCCGGCATATTCTTTCGGATGCTGTTCAAAAAGTCGATCATGGAGAGATTGAACTGTTTTTTCGCCGGAAGGAACGCATCGCCGATCTCGATTTTCAGCGCAGTCTTGGTGCTTTTCAGCATGGTCTCGATGGCCTCCGGGGTCTGCGATTTGATGTTGAACTCCCGCTCCATGCTTCCCGTGTACAGACTTGGGTCGCTCACCATTTCCAGCGCCTTTCTGTACACATCGAGATTGTTGACGATCTTTGCGCCGCCCTCAATAGCCCATTGGCCGAACAGGGTGGACAGCGCCGCTACCTGTCGCTCCTGCGGCAGATTGTTGATGGCCTTGAAGATGGTATCCAGCGTTCCCACGCTGTCCTCCTGCATGGCCTTTGCGACCCACTCCGCGCTCATGCTCATCTCCTCGAACTGTTCTTTCTGGGCTTTTGTCGCGCTCGCGCCCTTGCTCAAATTCGTGATCATGCGCTTGATGCTGGTGCCGACGCGATCAGTCGATACACCTGTTGCCAGCATGGCATCCGCCAGCGCCGCCGTTGTGGCCGCGCTCACGCCGCCCACTTGGCCGAGGCTTGCCGCCGAATTGACCGCCTCCGCGATCTCCGCCGCCGTGGTCGCGCTGTTTGCGCCCAGATAGTTGATCTGGTCAAAGAGTACCATGACCTCCTCGTGGGTCATTTTCAGCGATTGCTCCCACTTGGCGGCCCAGTTGCCCGCCTGATCGGCGCTGATGTCCATGGCCGTGCCGGTCATGGCGATGTCCCGCAGGAAACCGGTAACATTACCGGAGCCGTCGATCTTGATCAAGTCCTCCATAGCCTTGCCGGACTGGCCCGCCGCAGCGGCGAGGCGTGTCAAGTCCTCCTGCGTGTAGGGGATTTGTGTGCTTAAATCCTTGATCGCGTCTTTCATGGTCTCGTAGTTCTGCGCGTAGGTCTTGCCGTTGTCCGCGACCTTATCGCTGATCTTTCCCGTCGCGTCCGCCAGACCGTCCACATACTTAACCACATCCGCCATGTAGTTTTCAAACTTCGCCGCTTCCTTGGTGCAGCTTGCGATGGTCGCCACGGCAGCCGTTGCCAGCGTCCCCATGGCCGCAAGCCCCGCCGTTCCGATGGAGCTGATGCTGCGGGCAAAGCTGCTGATCTGGCTTTGGCTCCCGTTCAGCGCCGCCATCAGGCTTTTGTCCATCTTACCGGCGATCTTGATGCTTAACTCTAATGTTTTATTGTTCGCCATTCCTCCGCCACCTCGCTATTCAGCTCAATAAAGTCCCGGACAGGCATTTTCAGATAGAAGTCCACGCCCGTCCGTGTCACCGAGGACAGCCGGATAGCCGCTTTCCGCAGGGCCTTGGCACCGCCCTTTATCCGAAAAAATCCGCGTCGTTCACCGCGTTTTTCAGTTTCAGCAGCTCATACAGGGGCAGCGTGGTAAAGAACTCCTCCGGGATGCCCGTCGCCATAGCGGCGATCACGCAGGAATACAGATAGTTGGTGCTGTTCTCCGTCACCACAAAGCCCTCGCGGGCCATGCGGTTCTCCGCCTCGCTTTCGTTCAGCGTGTTCAGGTCGGCCACGCCGTTCAGGTCGATGTCCCGGTATTCCTTGCCCTTGTAATGGCGCGGCTGCTCCAGATGCATCACATGGTTTTCCGTTCTGCTCTCCACGTTCAGGTGTCTGCGCACCGCACCTGCCACGCGCTTGAAAGCGCCGCGAGGCATCAGCTTGAAAAACTCAATGGGCATCCCGGTTGCCTTGACCGCCATGGCGCGGGCGAATGCCGTTGTGGTCTCGCACAGCACCGAGGCCGCCGCCTCTCCCTCACCGAAAAGCTGCCGCTGTACGTCGATAGCATCCTGCACGGTCAGCTTCTCCAGCCCCGTCAGGTCGATCTCGCCGTACTCCTTGCCCTCGAACACATAGGGCTTTGCCAGTTCCACGATGTTTTCGCTCTTTTTTGTCTCCTCGTTTGCGGTCTCCACCGCCGTGATCTTATCTTCTGCCATTGGTTGCCGCTCCTTTCAGCATCGTTTTTTGTGTAAAAACGCGGCCCGCCCCCATTTCAGGGGGCAGGCCGTATTGTTTTTCGCCCGTTAGATCAGGCTGTTCACGCCCGCCAGCATATCCGTGCCGTTGACCTTGTAGATGCCGTTGAGCTTGTCAACCTCCAAGAGCTGCTGTCCGTCCACCTCGATCATCAGGTAGGTCAGCTCCAGCGTCACGGTGGCCTCCATGGCCTCGCCCTTTTCCACCTTGCCGGGGTTGAACTTCTTCACGCGCCCGATCTCCACCACGCGCAGGCCCTTGAAGTTGTATCCGCCCTGCTTGTCGTAGACCTGCTGCGAGGCTCGCAGCGTCAGGTTCACGGTGGACAGGGGAGAGAGCATATCCATGGCGGAGCTGTAGAGCGTGTTGAACTGGATTTCCTGCTCCATGCTTTCAAACTGGCCGATGGTGGGGCTGTCCAGCTCGCCGTTCACGCCAACGCCGGAAACGGTGCTGGTTTTCATGTTGACCTCCGGCAGCGTCACCGACGCGGCCACGCCGATCATCTTCGTTCCGTCCAGATAGGCGTTATATTCGTTGATCTTCTCCGGGATATAGTTGTTGGAAATCATCTTCTTTTCCCTCCCTTATCAGTTCAGCGCGGCGGAAAGAGCGTCGGGGTCAAACTCGATGATGTCCTCGATGTCCTCCGCAGGGGTGAACGGGGTGATGTACTGGTGGAACGTGATCTTGCCGTCCAGCAGGTCAGCGGTGGTGTTCTCGTCCTCGTTGAACGTGATCTCATAGCGGGCGCACACACCACGGGCCACAAAGCCGTTGCCGCGCACGTTCTCGCTGTCCACAATGGCCTCGATCAGTCTCTTGTTGGCGGGGCTGTCCACTTTCTGGAAGTAGGTCAGGATAAACGTGTTGGCCGCCCACGTCAGGAAGCGGCGGACGCTGAACCAGCGGTCTTTCGGGTCGCTGATGCCGGGATAGGCCGCCGTGTTGTTGCCCCACAGGCGGAAGCCGTTCATGTTCAGCCACGTTGCCACACCGAAGCTGTTCACGGTGTTGGCCTGCTCCTGATCAAGCACCACCTCCGTGCCATCTTCGAGGCAGGCGGCAGAAATGGCGATGGTCTTGTTGCTGGGGCTGACGTTGGGCGTGTCGTCGTTCTGCGCGTCGGTATAGGCTGTCAGAGCCGCCGCCAGTGCGCTTCCGCTGTACACCGTGTTGCCCACCTTGGCAAAAGGCCAGACCGCGTAGGCGTTGGGGGCGCTCACCGCCTGCGCCTCCTTGGTGGTCTTGACGGCGGTGTACTTCGTCGCGCCGGTGTTGCTGCTGTCGATGTCCACAACGCACACCGCACCGAACACGCTGTTGATGCTCTTGGTCTTGGCCTGCAAGGCTGCCGCCACCGTCGCGTCCTTGCTGAAACGCGGGGCCAGCAGGATGCCGGGGGTCATGGACAGCTTCGGGTAGACCTGACGCACCACCTCAAGGCCGGTCTCCTTGCCGGTGGAGCTGTCCACACCGCCCACGATGTCCGCCGCTGTCACCTTGCTGGGGTCGATCTTGTTGCCGGTCACGGTCAGGCTCGTTGCGTCCTTACCCGCGCCGGTGGAAAGCACCACGATATTCAGCGTACCGTCGTCGTTCCATGTGGTGGTGTAGTCCGTGCCTGCGGTCAGCGTGTTGGAACCGCTCTTGACGGTCAGCCCCTCCAGCAGAACGCCCGTTTCCTCCAGCACCGCCACGCCGTCGTTCACCTGAATGGTGCCGCCAGCGATAGCGATCTTGTGCTTGGCAGGGTCAAGCACATTGATCAGCACCATGGGCGCGATACCTACAACGCTGAAATTTGCGCTGATGCACTCGCAGAGGGTGTAGTTGGCGAAGTCAGGCAGATAGCCCACCGCCTCTACGGCCTCCTTGTAGCTGTTCACCAGCAGCGGCACGTTGACCGCCGCCGCCGGGTCTTTGAGCATATTCACCGGGGCGGTGCCTACGATCACCTGCAAGCCCGCCGTGCCGGTGATAGGTGCCACCATGCTGGTCGCAACCTCGCTCGTGTATACGCCGTGTTTGTATGCCATAGTCTTTCTTCCTCCTTACAGTTCGGATTTGATCTTGCCGTACAGAATGGCCTCCGCCGTTCCTGCGGTCTCCAGCCGCTTTCTCGTCTCGGCAAAGCGCTCCACGTCCACCACCAGCGCCCCGGCCTCCGGGTGAATGGCGATGAACGCCTCCAGCGCCTCCGGGATACCGCCGCGAAACACCGTGTACTGCTTGGCAACGCCGCGCACCGTGGGGCCGCAGTAAACGCGCGTTCCGCCCGTTTTCTTCCGCTCCGTCGTGGTAGTCTCGGCAGCGGTCTCCGCCGCCGGGATGGTCGCCACGCTCACGGCGGCATCCGCCGCCAGCTTATCGCTTTTCTTGCTCATACCAGCTCCTCCATTTCTGTGTCCTGTGTCATGGCCGGTGCGGTGCAGGTCAGCGAACACGCCCCGAAATAGTACGGGTAGGTGTCGTCCTGCTGCATGGCCCACGCGATGGGTTTCAGCACGGTAAACGCCCCGCCGAAATAAGGCTTGGTGCATAACCGCTGTACGATGTCCTCCTTGATGTTGGCAACATCCTGATAGCCCTCCCGCTCCTTGCCCTCGTCGTAGGCGCACACGATCAGGCTGAACTCCACCGCCTGCGGCCCGTCGTCGTTTTTGATCTCGCCGCCGGTCATGCGCACAACGATGTACGGGGCCGCCGCCGCATCCGTGTCCACGTCCGCGTCGTAGTCCTCCGGCACAGGCAAATCCTGCTTGAAGATTTTCAGCTCCTTGCGGCTCTGCTGGCCGTTGTACTTCTTCCCGACGAAAAGCTCCTCCAGCGTTTCGATCAGCGCATCTTGGCAGAGCTGTGGAGTTCGCCCGATGCCTGCGGCTCTCACCGCGTCCATATAGTTCTTCATGGCTTACTTCCTCCTCGCCGCTCGCGCCAGCACCCGCTCTGTCTGCTCCATCAGGCGGTCTTGCAGATATTCGGATACCTCCGGCTCCACCATCGGCCAGACGGTAGAGTGCATCGCCGAGGCCGACGGGCTTCCCATCGTCACCAGCTTTTCCACCTTTCCGTTTTTGTTCCGCCATCTCGGATGCCCCCGCTCCGTAACCGTGTGGCTGGAGCTGGAACCGATCTGCCGCTGCACCATGCCGATGTGTCCGCTCTTGAACTCCACAAGAAATCCCTTGCTCATGTTGGCGTTGCCTGTCAGTGCCGCCATGGACGAGGCTTTCAGAACACGGGCTTTCACATACTTTGGCGCGTGGTGCAAAACCTCGCGCCCGGTAAAGTGCTCCGTCGGTCTGTGCTGGAAATAACCGAGATCGTTGCGCATCTTTGCGATGTGCAGCTCTGCGCTCAAGCTGGTGTTGCTGGCCTTTTTCCGCTGCACAAGGTCTTTCAGGTGCCGCCTGCCCGCCGCGTTCACGGCGTACCGCGCCTTTGCCTTTGCGATCATCAGCTTGCGGGCCTGCCGCGCCGTGGCGTTGATGGCTACCTTGGCCGCCGCCGGGGTCTTTTTCTTCAAATCGCCCAGCGCTGCTGCCACGGTGTCCAGCCCGTCCACTTCGATGGTCAGGTTCCCCGCGTCATAGGTTACTCTGCTCATTGCCGCGTCCTTTCCATGGAAATGCGGTACACGCCCGCTTCCTCCTCGCAGTTGAGGATGGTGTACGACCGCTGCCGGTTCGTCCCCTTATCCAGAACAAGGTGCTTGCCCACTTTCGGCTTCGGCCCGTAATCGCTCACGCGGATATACAGCACCGTGTAGGCCGTATACAGTCCCGTGTCGAAGTTCTGCTTGGCTCCCGCCTCCCAATGGGCGCTATGCTCTTTGAGCCGCTGATCGTCCACGATCACCAGTGCGTCCTTGCCGTCAACCGTGTGCCAGTCCGCGTGTTCGTCCTGCTCAAAGAAAGCCGCGTCGATGTCCGCTGCGGCGCAGTCCTTAAAAGTGAGCGGAGGGGCAGCCCCCTCCGCTCCGCTGTATTCCTGCTTTAGCTCGAACAGCGCCATGTCAGCACACGGTCGCCACCAGCCAGCTATCCACCTTGTCGGGGATGGGCAGCGGGTGCGCCTGCAGCTCCACCATGCGGCGGTCGGGATGATGCTCCACATAGCTGCGCAGGACGCGGCTGGTCTGGGAGGTTACCCACAGGCCGGATGCGTCCTCGATGTAGGTGCAGGCACCGTAGGCCATCATGTAGTTGGGTCTGGAACTGATCAGGATGATCATGTTGTCCGGGATAAGGGGCTTGGTCTCCGGCACGTCGGGGTTAGTCCAGTCGTCGTAGTAGACCTCGCCGTAAACGTACATATCAAGGCTGGGGTCGTTCAGGTGGCCGAGATACTTCACGCCGTTGGGCAGGTCGCGGGGGGCGATCTCGCCGAGGTTCATGCGGCGGTTGTCCAGCATCTTCTGCACGTTGGCATCGGCAAAGAACTTTGCCTTGGCCGTCTTGCCCATGATGAGGGTGTCCACGTTGGCAAAGCCGCCGTGCAGCACCGCGTCCGTCCAGTCGCCGAGATTGCCGAGAATGTCGGCCTTGCTGCCGCCCCACTTGTAGTCACCGGTCAGGGTTTTCTTGTTGGTCAGGCCAAAGTCGATGGTCTCGTTCACGCCCACGCCCACAATGGGGATGGTGCCGGTCACGATGGCCTGCACCGCCATCCACTCCTCGCGGCGCGTGGTCGCATCGTTCAGCGTGGCGTACTCCTCCATGAGCTTCTGCGCGGCCCTCTGGGCGGGGGTCATGCCGCTGTACAGATCTTCGCCCGGCAGGCGGGTCATAAGCTGGTCAGCGGTGGTCACGTCATAGGGGTTGATCAGCGGGGGCTTGTAGCTCTCGGTCTGGTAGCCGTTGGCTTTCAGCACCTTGCCGCCCACGCGGGGATGGACAAAGGCTGCCATGCGGCGGTCGCCTTTCACAAGGTCGATGTCCACGCGCTCGGTAGCGAACGTCTTGACGTTGGTGAAAAAGGTGTCGCGGAAATAGGTGTGTACGGCAGGGGTCTGCTTCACCACCTCCGCCAGATAGCGGGGGGAGTAAATGTTCACTTCGTTAGCCATATTCTTTCTTCCTCCTTACTTCAAGTAGATGCCGAGGTTACGCAGAGGAACCTCCACGTCCGCAGCGGTGGCGTTGGCGGGCAGCGCCAGCGCGTCGGCGAAGAACTCGCCGGAGAGGTATACGATGCCGTCCTCGCCCGACGCGACATCCTCTGCCAGAATACCATACAGGCCCGTGGTGGTCACGGTGTAGGGAGCGCTGCTGCCGCTCACGCTGATGGCGGCCAGCTTGCCGTCGCTGTTGAGAACCACGGGAGCGCCGCGCTTCAAGGCGGCGGATGCCTCCTTGACCGCCGTAACGATCTCCGCATTACCCGCGATCAGGTAATCCGGCTTCGTGGAAAAGGTCTTTTTTGCCAAATCCATACTCATGTTCTTTCTCCTCCTTTACTGCTTCTTGCCCATGGACTTGATCGCATCCATGAACTCGTCCTGCTTGCCCGCGCCGCTGGTGCCGCCGTCGTTCTTCACGCCGCCCATGCCGCTCTTATCGGCATCGGCCTTTGCTCCGTTGAGCCATGCGTTGCCGCTCTCCTTGGCAGCTTTCATCATGGCCACAGCGTACTCGCTGGCGCTCACCGGCTTGGTGAACTTGGCCTCATTCGTCAGCGCCTCGCTGCCGGACAGGGCCATGTCCTCAATGTCGCGGATGCGCTGGCGCTCGTCGCTCGTCGCTTTGTTCGCCGCCGCCTCCTCGATTTCCTTGACCAGTGCGGGATAGGCCCCGCGCAGGTCGTCCACGGTCTTGATCTCGTTTGCCATGTTCGTTACCTCCTTATGGCATTTGTTATTTACAGAGCAGGAGGCGGGAGCTGCCTTGCTGCTTTGTACAAAGTTGGGTGCCTTGTCGAAAGGCAGGTGTGTGTTGACGCTGTTGACGAACAGCAGCCCGTCCCGGTTTTCGATCACCGTTCCGTCCGCCTCGTCCGTCAACTCGTCGATAAAGCCGTTTTCTTTGGCCTGCGCCGCCGTCCACCAGCTTGTCTCATCCATCCATCCGGCCACCTCGTCCTTGTCCCTGCCGGTCTTTTTCACATACAGGCCCACGATGCTTTCCCGGATGGCGTTCATCGCCTCGATGTACTTCTGCAATTCCTCTGCGTTGTAGTAGCCGTAAGCGCCCATGCGCACCGGATGCACCATGTAGGTGCTGTCGTTGGCGGCGATCACCTTGCCGCAGTGGCAGGCAACAATGGTTGCCGCGCTGGCGCACAGGCCGTCGATCTTCGCCGTCACCGCCGCCGGATGCTGTTCAAGCTGGTTGCCGATGGCCTGCGCCGCGAACACATCACCGCCGCCGCTGTTGATGCGCACCGTGATTTCGTCCAGCGCTCCCAGCCCGGCCAGCTCCTCCGCAAACTGCTTCGGGGTCACCTCGTCGCCCCACCAGCTCGTCTGCGAAATGTCACCGTAAAGCAGCAGCTCCACCTTGTTTCCCGCCTGATTGCAGAATTTCCAGAATTTCTTGTTTTCGGGCATTTCTGTTTTCCTCCTATTCTCCCGCCGTCTGCGCTTTTCCGATCTCGTCCACCTCGCGCTTGCGCTTGGCCTCTGTCACGCGCAGCTTGATGTTGCGGTTGTAGTCCCCGCCGGTCATTTGCGCCGTCTCCTCCTGCGCCGTGCTGAAACCGGCATCCACCCGCTTGATGGCGGCATCCACCTCCTGCACGGGGTTCAGGTTCGTCCGAGCCGGGCCGTTCCACGCGCAGGCCGTGTACGCCTTGCGCCGCGCCGGGTCGGTGAAAAAGCCCGGCGCGTGGATACGCCCACGGGCCACCGCCTCGGCAAACCACTCCTCATAGACCGGCTGGCAGAAATCGTCCGTGAACCAGTCCCGCTGCATACTACAGGTGCGCCAGAACTCGTTGAGTGCGCCGCGAGCCGCCGAATAGCTGGTGGTGAACTGCTTCATCATCACTTCCGGCGGTATCTCCAGTCCCGCGCCGATCAGGCGGATGGTGGCGTTCGTGAAGTCGTCGTACCCGGTGTTCGGGTGCTTCGGGTCTGCAAACTGCACCTCTTCGCCGGGGTTCAGGTCAATGATGGCCCCCGGCCCCAGCTCGATGCTGCTCTGGTCGGCGCTGTCGATCAGCTCCTCCGCCGGTATCATTTCGCCAAACGGCCTGCCGTCCGACGGGTTTTGTGACTTCACAAACACCGTGAACATGGCGCTGATCACCGCTGCCGTGATCTCCGCGTCCGTGTAGCGGCCAAGCTGTTTCAGGCTCTCCAGCACGGGGGCCAGCAGGGGAACGCCCCGCCTCTGGCCGATGCGCTCGCGGCTCATGATGTGCAGCACGTTCCGCCGCCCGGTTGTATCGCCGTAGGCTTCCACTCTTTGCCACGTCAGCCCCGCCGCGTCCACGGCGCTGTTGCTTCCCAGCGGGTGCCGGTTGCATATCCAGTAGGCCGTCACCATGCCGTCCGCGTCTGTCTCCACGCCCTGTACGATGCTCTGTACCTCATGGCCCTGCACGGTACAGGGCATCAGCCGGTCAAAGCCGTCCGGGCTGCATACCCGGTCTGCCTCAATCAGCCGCACACGCAGGTCATACAGTTGCCCTGCCTGATGCTTCATAGGCAGCAGGGCGATGGTGTCTCCGTTCATCAGGTAACTCAAAAAGGCAAGCTGCTGGAGCTGGTAGAAGTTGTCCATCCGCTCCGCGTCACACACCGGCGTGTCCGCCCACAGGGCGAACTCCCGCACGATCTGCGCTTGCAGCTTCTCCGCCGCCGCCTCGTCCAGTCCCAGATAGTCGCTGTCAAGCTGCGGCGCTGGCATCAATCCGCCCGCTACCACGTTCGTCCGCATGGTTTTCAGCGCCGCCGTGGCCGTTGGGATGCCCATGTAAGCGTCCCGGCTCCGCTGCCGCAGAATGTCGATGTTGTCCTCGATGTCCTCCTTGGCGCTGCCGCCGTGGTACATCCAGCCCCTCATGCTCTTTTTTGTCAGGTTGGCTCCGTAGTTGCCGTACCCACTGTTGATTGCGCTCAGCGCGGCTCTCGCCGCCGCCCGCTTCGCCGCGCGGATGGGAGCCACGGCCATGATCGCCCGGTCAAGGATATTCGGTTTCTCCATGCGCTCCCTCCTCATACGTCGCGGGCCACGGCACGATAGGCGCGGTTTCGTCCGCCGTGCTTATCCTCTGCCTCCGCCTCCGCCAGCTTTCCGGCCCAGTATTCCATTTCCTCGCGTACCTGCTTTAAGTCGGCTCGCGTCAGCATACGGCTGCCGATCTGATAGCTCTGGCCGGTGGCGATGGCCTCCTCCGCCTCCAGCCATGTGTTCAGCTTTTTTTGACAGATTTCTTTCGTAAAGACTGCCAATTAAATCCCTCCTCGCCTCCGGCGGCCTGCCGGACGTTTTCTGACTGGCTTTGCGATCTCGCCCTCCTGCAAAATGGGGTTGGCGATCTCCAGCGCCGCCGTAGCGTAGTTGCGCAGGTCAAGCGGCTCGTTGCGCTTGTGCTTGCTGTCTTTCAGCTCCCACGCCACAACGCTTCTGCCCTTACGCCAGCGCACCACCATTTTCTCGGCTGTCAGGCCGATAAAATACTGCTCGTCATAGCCCGCTTCCTCGTTGAGTGGGAAGTGGCAGTAGTTCGGTCCCTTGGTCTCATGCCGCAGCCGTTGATACAGCAGAGCCTTTCCCGCGTCCACGCCAATGATGAACAGCGGCGTTTTCACGCGGTTGTTGGTGGTGGGGTTTCGGATATACGGCACATCCGCGCCGCCCTTGCCCTTGATCGACCATATCTTTCGCTCCCACCGTTCCGCCGTGAAGCGGTATACCTGATCGGTGTGGTGGCCGCCGGTGTCGATGCAGGCGCTCATGATGTGCAGCACCGTCCCGTCTTTCTTCTTGAAGCCCCCCAGCAGGAAATTGTCGAGGTCTTGCCATACCTGTTCTTTCAGCATATCGCCGTATATCTTCTGATAGCGGATGCCCCAGCTCTCCTTGCCAATGCCCCAGCCGACCACCTCCACCTCGAAGCGGTCGTCCTGCACGTCCACACCGGCTGTCAGCACCAGCACTCCCTCCGGCACGTCTGCATCGTACAGCTCCCGTCGGTTCAGCAGCGCGGCATCCTCCACCTGCTCGCCCTGCTCCTCCCACGTTTCGCCCAGCTCCGTGTTCACCCAGACTTTCATGCCCTCCGGGTTTCCCTGATCAAGCTGCTCCTTGGCAACAAGGAATTTCTGCACGATCTCTTTCCACGAGCAAAACGTGGAAGCCAGCGTGTTCAGGTGAAAGCCCCGCGCCTCCGCGCCGGGGTTCTCCGGCACAAAGCGCCCGCGTTTGCTCGCCTGCTTCCACTGGTATTCTCCGTTCACCACGCCGCAGTGCTCGCACTTATACAGCACCTCACCCTGCGGGTCGTCCTTGTCAAATACCACGTTGGCCCACACGAACGGCTGGTAATGCCCGCACTCCGGGCATGGCACATTCCATTCCTCCCGCGTGGACTGGTTGAACTCCGTCTCGATGCGGCTCTGGCCCTTAATGACCGGCGTAGACACGATCACCGTCTTTTTGTCCCAAAAGGTCGTCTGTCGCTTCTGGGCCAAGGAAAGCGGGTCGCCCTCCGTTCCGGCGCTGGCCGGATAGCGGTCAACCTCGTCTGCCAGCAGCACCTTGATAGGACGGCTGGCAAGGCCGGTCGCGCTGTTCGCGCCCACGATGGTGATGTGGCCGCCGGGGAAATTCTTCTTCATGATGGTGTTGCCGGAATAGCGGCTTTTCACGTCGATCTTGTCCCGCAGCTCCGGCGTGTCCCGTATCATGGGCGCGAGCCGGTCTTTGGAAAAGGTCTGCCCCATGTCCAGCGTCGGCTGCATCACGAGGATGGGGGCTGGGGCGTAGTCCATGTAGTAGCCCAGCGGATTGAGGATGAAAGCGTCGGTCTTGCCGATCTGCGCCGCGCTCATGATCACCACCTTGCGGATGTGCGGGTCGCCGATTGCGTCCATGATCTCCCGCTGATACGGGGCCTTGTCCGTGTGCCAGCGGCCCGGCTCCGCGCTGCTCTCCGCCGACAGCACCCGGTATCGGTCTGCCCACTCTGAAAGCGTCATGGCCGGGGGTGGTTTCAGCGCCGCCGCGCACCGCGCCAGCAGCTCCAGCGTCGGCTTCGGCAGATCAATGAGCTTTCGCTTCTTCATTGCTCTGCTTCCCCTGCGGCCAGTAGCGCTCATATTCTTTTCTCACGCAGCGGGGGAACATACACAGCACCTTGTCCTCGCTGGTATGCACCCGCCACACGCACCCGCTACACGGGTGTTTCTTTTTCTGTTTCTCCATCGTCCTCACCGTCCTCCGCCGCAAAGGCTACCCGGTAATCGCTCATTTCCTCCAGAATTTCCTCGATGGCCTCTTTCAGCTCATCAAAGATACCCGTCTGATTTCCGCCCATGGTGGACAGGGTGGGGGAGAGCTTGGCGGGCAGTGCCAGAAAGCGGCTGCGGATATTCAGGAACATAGACTGGATGCCCCGCTCGATGTCCGCCGTGCGGTGTACCTCGCCCCGCCGCAGGTCATTTTCCATTTCCGCCGCCTCACGCTTTGCCCGTGTCAGCATCATGCGCTCGTTGGTCAGCGTTTCCTTGCCCGCGCCGCCGATGTAGGTGATGTACCGCGCCACCGTCGGCTGTAACTCATAAAGCCCCGGTCGGGCCTCCACAATCACGCCCTCGTCCCGAAGCTGGCGCACCCGCCGCTCCGTCAGGCAGAGCCATTGCGCCACCACCTTGCTTGTGTATAGCTTCATTAGCTTTACTCATTCCGGGCGATGGAGGCGTTGGCCCACATAACCGCTTCCTCCAGTCTTGTGTTGGCAAGGCTCTTTTCCCGGCTGTCCGGGCAGCAATCCTCAATCAGCTCCGCCAGCTCCCGCGCCTTTGCCCGGATTTCCCCGTAGCGCTCCGTCTGATCGTCTTTCGGGGCGTGATAGGTGTAAACATTGTCCAGCTTCTTCACACTATGTCCTCCTCGTCAATTTCCTCACCGCCGTCCATGTCAGGCACATCCACCGTTCCGGTGGCCCTCATGCGCAGCAGCTCCAGCTTCTCCCACTCCAGCGTCATGCGCTTTTCGCTCTCCTCCAGCGCCCGCAGGCTGTCCGCGATCTTGGCGATGCGGCCCTGCACCTTGTATAGCGCCTCCTGCAATTTCAGCACACGGCTGAACGCGCTGTCCTTGCTGTACATTCCCATGCTCTGCAAGGCTCCGTCCCGCTTGTCCTTGCCGCGTCCACCCGGCACCCTCATGTCCATTAGGCTGTTGATGTACAGGCTGTCCTCCGGGGCCGCCTCATACTCCGCGATTTTGGCGAGTATCTTGTGTTCCCGGAATTTCAGGATTTGCATTTCATGCTCCAGCGCGGCGCGGCTTCCCAGCGGCGTTTGCTGTACGATCTCCCGCTCCGCGTCCGAGAGCATATCAAAAAAGACGGTGCTGTACGCTCCGTCCTTTTCTGCGTTCTTATTTCCCGCCGGTGCGCCCGCATGGCTTCCGGCAGCGTTTTTCTTTCCCGCGCTGTTGCGGTTTCCCGGCTGGCCGCCCCGCCGCTTCTTTGGCAAAGCCTCGTCCCACCTGTCCGCCGCTTTCCAATTCCGCAGGGTTTGATAGCTCACGCCCTGCTCCTGCGCCAGCTCCCGCAGGCTCACGTCCTCGCCCGCCGCCTTGCGGGCGATGTATGCAGCCTTGGCGGTGTCGCGCTTCTCGCTCCGCTTCGGCATCCTCACACCTCCAGATAATCGCGCATCCCGCCCGGCCTATAACTTCGTGCATCATTTCCGGTTGCCCCGCAGGGGCGAGGAAATGGCACATTCCGTTTTTTGCTATGTGTGCATAGCAAAGTACCCCGCGTAGGAACGCAGGGCTTTGACCGGCGCAGGACGCGCCTATGGCAAAGCCCGCAGCGTTTCCGCCACGGGCTTTATTCCACGGTATGATATTAACACGAAAAACCTGCGGAAGTTGCTAATCCCGAAAAATTTTTTCGCTGGTTAGGAAAAGCAGCTATACGATGCCATCCCCATGATCACCGTCAGCAATGTGTTATCGTGGTTTTGGTCGTTCAAAATCTGTATCTGTACCATGTAGTCTCCGTACCCGCTGGCAGTCAGCAGCTCTTGCAGGCTGTCCGAGGCTTGCATGGTTGTGTATACGATTTTATCCCATGTCTCTTTCGCATCCTTGTCTCCTGCCTGCGCGAGCATAGCCGTCTGTGCCAAGCCCTCCTGCCACACGTTCACGGTGTAAACATACCCCTCTTCGCTGATGGTGCAGTCGTCCCCAAAGCCGGAAAGCGCAGTCTTTAACTTCTCGCGCAGCGCCTCCTCGCCGATCTTCTCAATAACCTCTGCGACAGGGGACATATACTCCATCGACGCGGAGATATAACTGTAGTCGCTATTCTTTTCCACCAGCGCACCGCGCATGGCCTCGCCCGACGCGCCCACGATCTCCTGCACCTGCTGGCTCTGCTCCGCCGGGAGCATGATCACGCCAAAGCGGTATTGTCCTGTCAGCGCCTCTCCGTCCTTTGTAAATGGCGCGGTCTGCGCTTTACCGGCTTGTACTGTGATGGTCTGCGTCTCCGCATAATCCTCGCGCCCGCCCGTCAGTTCGCCATTGTAGGAAAGCTCTGCGCTCAATTCCGTCCCGTCCGGTAAGCTGGTCTGCACGGTAAATACCGGCTTCCCATCCTCACCGCCCACGGCAATATCCATGGTCACATCAATATGCCGGATACCCGTATAGGCGTAATACTCAATGATGATCTTTGTATCCGGCTTCCATGCGTTGGCGCTGTTCCAGCTTGTGTTCGAGCCGATCTTCACCGAGATAACGCTGTCTGCAAGAAATTCCGTTGCCGTCTCCTGCGGCTTTTCCTGAATGTTGGTAAAGCCCGCTTCTGCCAGTTGGCTTTTGACAACCTCCAACTCCATGCCCTTGCACTTTCCGCTTTCAAATGGTGCGCTGATCTTATCTCCCGTATCCCCGCCGCCGCATCCGGCCAGCAGCGCACACAGCACCATGACCGCCGCCGCCATCGCCAGCCACCGCAGGCTCCACCTCCGCCTGTCTTTTTCTCTTGCCATTTTCTTTCATCCTTTCTCCGTTTTATGGTTTGAGCCGGTCGCTCGTTCCGGCCAGCACACACTATTCAGAAACAGTCTCGCCGTGAGACGGTCTGCCGCCCCACATTCTCACTTCACACCCATGTCCGTTTTCTAATTTATTGTAAATCTTTTCGTCTTTTTTCTCTGCTTTCTTATGTTTTGTAAATCTTTATTACAAGATTATCCGTAAAAAATGGTATTGTCAAGCAGAACAGGAGGTGCGGCTTATGAAAATATATGATTACTCCGGGCGGGCCAATATCTCCGGCGACCGAATACATCAGGCGCGGACGGCCCAGCGCCTATCCCAAGATACCCTTGCCGCCAAGATGCAGGTCTATGGTGTCGGTCTGGGGCGAGAGGCGATCAGCCGTATTGAGACCGGCGACCGCTTCGTGACCGATTATGAACTTGCCATCTTCGCCCGTGTCCTCGGTGTTTCCCTCGTATGGCTCACCGGTGATCTGGAACAGAAAGAATAATAGCGGAACTGCCTGCAGTCTGTTGGCGGTTCCGCTTTTCTTTTTTCCGCCGTGGCTTCACCTGCCCCGTCGCTTTTCTTTTCCCACGTCCCGCCGCCGCGATCACCGTTCCGCTCTCCCTCCGACCATTTTCGTGATGCCGCGAAAATGATACCCGCCGCCAGCGTTCCGCCGACCTCTGTGCAATCCGCAGTCCCTTGCGCACACGCGAGCGCCCGCCCGTTCCATATATCCCGCCACCCGCACACCCGCAAGCGCACGTTTCCACGCCGCCCACGCGGTGCAACGCCGTTCATCACTTTACACCGTCCCGCCGCCAGCGTCAGCCGCCGCAAAGGCGGCTTCTTTTTTTGCTCAAAACCGACCCGTTTTCTGCCTCTGTCGCATTTTTGACCCCGCCAACTTTTCCCGCCCCGGCTCCCCGGAAGCGATTTTTTGACCCCTTACCTAAAAAATTTTTGGGCTTCCGAACCCGCAAAGGACGACTGCCGCGCCGCCAGTACCTCGCGCGGGCGCGTTTAGAATTTCGCGCGGGCCTGCGCGTCGTGGTATCTTCGCGGGCGCGGGCGTTTGGTATCTCCTGCGGCCTGCTGGCCGGTGGAGCTGGCGGATGGCTGGCCGCTCTGGCGGTGGATGGCTGGCGCTGCGCTGCGCCTGTGCGCCTGTGCGCCTGCGCGGCATGGTATCTCCTGCGCGGGCCTGCGCGTTTGGTATCTCCTGCGCCCGCCCGGCTGGCGGCGCTGGCGGATGGCCGGCCGTCCTACCGACTGCCGGAGCTGTCCGCCGCCCTGCCGACCGTCTGCCCGCCGTGCCGACCGCCGCCCCCATCGGAGCCGCCCGCCCTGACCGCCTGCCGCCGGTGGAGGGTCTGCCGCCGCGACCGCCTGCCGCGCCGGTCTGCCGATCTGCCGCCGGGCAGGCCGAAGCCGCCGCCGAGGGGATTTACCGCGCCCGGTATCGTCCCCGGATAAGCTAAGCTAATATGCCCCCTATAGTCCCCCAAACACAGCGATTTGCACAGAAAACGCCGCAGAATTTTGTGCAAAAAAACTTCCCCACGTCCCCCCTAAAGGGGGACTGGGGAACGAAAACAGCCCTATTGACGGCGCAAAAATCCGCCGCTATCATGCAGGGCAAGCGGACGGCCACAGCGACCGCCGCCCAGCGAACCGCCGACCACGGCGACCAGAAAGGGGAGGTGAACATGACCACGCCGAACACAGGCGAATTGCTTGTACAGCAAGCGCAGGAGGCCGAACGGCTCCGGCTCTTGATACTCGCTGACGAGTGCAAGACCATCGAGGAGTTCCGCGAAAAGCTCCGCGAGCGGCTGAACAAGTAAAGCGCCGGGGGCCAGCCCTCGCAAAGCTCCCCCGACGCTTTTCACCACGGGAAACGCTGGCGAGTTCGCCGCCAGCCTCCCACATATCCGCCGGGCCACCCCAGCAAGGCACGGCCCGACGCTACACACCCGGCACGGGCGGCGAGTTCGCCGCCGCCCTGCCACGGCTAAAGCATAGCACACCCGCCCGCAGAACGCAAGCCCAGCAGGGCAGACCGAAAAAATTTCCCCCTACGGGGGAACGCCCCAGCCCCGAAAAAAATTTCAAAAAAACGCTTGACAAAATACACGGCACCGTGTTACATTCGAGCCACAGCAAACAACACGACACCGTGTACAGGCCGCCAAGGCCGGAAAGGAAAACAGCCATGACAAACAACGAGATCATCTTCGAGAACGTCCGCGCCAGCTTCACCCCCGCCCAGCTCGCCGAGCTGGTGAACGCCACCTACACCGCCCAGCAGATCGCCGCCCGCCGCGCCTCCGTCACGATCACCGTTGACGAGGGCAGCGCGGACACCGCCGAGGACATCTTCACCGCCATGCTGGCCGCCGATCAGTTCCACACGTTCGCCGAGTGGAAGCGCATGGGCTACAGCGTGAAAAAGGGCGCAAAGTCCGCCATCACCTGCCAGCTCTGGAAGTATACCGACAAGCCCGGCAAGGCCGCCCGCGAGGCCGCCGAGGCCGCCGGAAAAGACGCGCCGGAGAGCGACCCGCATTTCTACATGGCAAAAGCCCATTTGTTCCACGCCTTGCAGGTGGAGAAGTCCAAGCGCTGACCCAGCGCAAGCGGATACTTTAGCAGGGCTGCACCGCACAAAGCAACCCCGCCCCAGAAGCAAAACCCAAAACAACACAACAGGAGGAACACAAGATGAAATTCACAGGACGCTACACCGCCGCCACTGCCAAGGCCCTGAAAGGCTCCCCGCGCCTCGTCTGCCAAGTCTCCGAGGACGGCACGATCTACGTATGCAACGGCTTTCTTCTCTGCACCATGAACCCGCCGGAGTACGCCGCCACCGTGCAGGGCTTCACCTGCTGCGAGCCGGGCAACTGGACGCTTGACAAGGACGGCAAGCACGAGGACGACGCGCACAAGCTCGATCTCGTCAAGCTGTACGCCGACACGCTGAAAGCCAACGCCGACGCGCAGCCCCTCCAGCGCTCCCCGCTGACCGTTCAGACCCCCAAGGCCGCCGCCCTCTGCTACTACAACGCCGCCGCCGATTTCGCCGCGATTTACGACACAAAATTCATCGCCGCGCTGCACCCCGCCGCCCAGCTCCGCACCATCTCCGCCATCTCCGCCGCCGTCGCCTATTGCAACGATGAACCGTTTGCCGTGGTCATGCCCATTAAGGCCGAACCCGAAACCGTCCGCGCCGTCCGGGCTTTTTTCACCGCCGCCGGGAACAACGCCGAAACCGGCGAGGCCGACAAGCTCCGCGCCGAGCTGGCCCAGTCGCAGGAAGAAGCCGCCGCGCTGCGCGGCGATCTGTACCGCGCCGCCAACGAGATCACCGAGCTGAAAGCCAAGCTGACCGAGCAGCACGAAACCAAGACGGAACAGCCCGCCGCCGAGACCGTCGAACCCAAAACCGCCGCCGAGATCATCGCGGCCCGCTGGGCAGAGGTGGACGGCCTGACGGCCACCATCAAGGGCGCAGCCACCGCCGCGCCGGTGGTCTGGCTCTCCGGTGACACAAAGCCCCACGCAAAAGCCATCGAGGCCGACGGCGGCAAGTGGAGCGGCAAGAAGAACGCCTATTATTTCCGCGTCGCCTGACCCAAAACCCGCAAGGCCGACGGCACCCCGCCGCCGCTGGTGCAAGTCCAGCCGCCCCCGCCGGGGCGGGCGCTCATGGGTAACACCAAAACCACAAAACGGAGGTACACAAAATGGAGATCATCAAGCAATACCGCGACGGGAACGAGCGGCATGACATCGTTTGCCTTGCAGGTGAAACGCTGTTTGAAAACTGGTATTCCGTGCTGGAGGATAGCTGCTGCCTGCGCCACCCCAGCAGCACCGCCGGATATTTTCACAGTCTCGATGAGGCCGTGGCCGCGATGCACAAGCACCGCCCCGCCGCCGTCGAGATCAGCGAGGAGGCTTGACCATGTACGCGCTGGAATACAAGCAGCTTTACATTCCCCGCGAGGCGCTGACCAAAAACCGCTGTTTTCAGGGCTACCGCTGGAAGCAGTACGCCGTATGTGAGGAACGGGAGCCGCTGGAACAACTCAAAGCCGCAAAGAAAAGGCCGGAGGAGTGGCGCGTCGTCCCGCTGGCCGATAGCGTCTGACCCCCAGCCGCCGGACACCTTGGACGGGCCGCACCGAACAAAGCGACCCGACCCCACGCACAAAACCAAATCACAAAACGGAGGTTTACAAAAATGGCATGGCTTTACATCCCCGCCGAGACAGGCGAACGCATCGAAACCATCTGCAATCAGCACTACAACCCCGGACGCGGCGCGTGTGACTGCCCGCTCTGGCCCGCCTGCAACTACGCAAACGATCTCACGAAGTCCGGCGCAGAGAACACCCGCATTTTTGAGCAGGGCATGGCCGCCGCGCTGGCTGCCCTCGACAACGAAATCAGGAGGTAACAACATGGCATCCATCGAACGCAAGATCAACGGCCCCTTTCCCCCCGCCCCCGGCGGCTACGCCCGCCAGATCGACCCGCAAACAACGCTTTTTGTCCCGGACTTCTCCGCCAGCCGCTATGACCCCAAAACCGGCGAGCTGTTCGGCTACGCCCCCGACTACGCCGCATTAGAGGCAGAAAAGGCCCCCGCCGTGCAGGCCGACAAGCCCGGCGAATACGTCTATTGCTACGAAATGCAGCAGGCCCCCACCGGCTGCGACTTCGCCGCCGATCTTTCCTACTACGGCAAGCATTACTTTCTTCGCCCTCTCCGCGACGGCCTGCCCCAGCTCCACGGGCGCGGCATCAGCTACGACAAGCAGCGCAACACCTACACCGTCACCACCCGCGCCTATGACAAGCTGAAAGAGCAATACCGCATTCAATACGAAACCTGTCTTGACTGACCACAAAACCGGATACCTTGGAGCCGCCGCACCGGGCCGCAAAGCGACGGCACCCCATTAAGCAAAATCCAAACCCAATAAGCAAAACTCAAAAACAAAATGCAAACAGGAGGTACACAAAATGTACGAACAGACAAGCATGATCGCCCCGCCGCAGGCCGAAGCAAAGCCCGCCGCCCGCTATTACGAGATCAACGAGGACACCGCCCGCAACGCTCACTACTGCGTCCACATGAGCGACTACAGGCCCGGCAGCGCCACCAGCGGCTACCGCGCCGCCGTGGACAAGGCCGCCGCGCTGGTGGAGGCACGGAAAGCCAAGGTCAGCCCCTACTACCACGACAAGCTCGACGCGCTGCTTGACCGCTACGCCCGCCGCCTTGCCCAATGGACGAACGACTACAACCGCAATCAGGCCAGCTATCCCAGCCAGTTTATCTCCGGGGCGGGCAACTACAACATGAAAAAGCACAACCGCCAGATGGCGCGGGAGGGCGACCTCTGGAAAGAGTACGACGAGATCAAGGCCATCTTGAACAAGATCGAGGCCATCGGCACCGGCGCGGTAGACCTCGCCGACCCCCACGCCCGCGAAATGCTCACTGACCAGCTCCAAAAGCTGCAAGCCCGGCTTGACCGCAACAAGGCCATGAATGCCTATTATCGCAAGCACAAATCCTTTGTCGGCTTTCCCGGTCTGACCGCCGAGGCCGCCGCCAAGCTCACCGCCGACTTTGCCGACACCTGCCAGCGCTGCCCGTGGATTGATAAGCCTTGCCCCGACTACGAATTGACCAGCCTGCGGGGCAAGATCAAGCGCACACAAGCCCGCCTCGACGAGCTGGACAAGCGCACGGAGCAGGCCCAGCAGCCCGCCGACAACACAAAGTTCCCCGGCGGTGAGATCGTCCGCAACACCGAGGTTGACCGTCTCCAGATCATCTTTGACGAAAAGCCCGACGACGAGCAGCGCGAGGCCCTGAAACAAAACGGCTTCCGCTGGTCTCACCGGTATGGCGCATGGCAGCGCCAGCTCACCCGTAACGCCGAGATCGCCGCCCGCCGCGCCCTCGGCCTGACGGAGTAACAAAACCGCCCGGCAAGTTGCCAGCAAGTTAAACGCCCGCCCCGGAGGTCACGAGGGCAGAAAGGACACAACATGAACAACTATCCCAACATCATGTATTTCTTCCATGACGGCAGCACTTTCCTCGTCCCGCACTATACAAATGCCTCCGGCCTCGCCGCTATGCTGGACGAAGTGCGACGGGCCGCCTATCAGGATATGACAAAAAGCGGCGCAGATCACGCCGTCTACGCCGTGAAGCATTACGACCCCAAAACCGGCGATGTCGTAAAGGCTGACATTTATGCCCCCGCCGTTCTTCTGAATGAAGCCGAGTTTACCAAGCGCACCGACGCGCAGATGCAGGAAAGTCCCGGTTGCTATATTCTCGCGCTCCACGCCAGAAAATAACCACGAGCTGACCTATCGGCACGACGGGGAGAAAGAGGCCTTATGAAAGCCAAACTGAACGATGCTCAGGCCCGCGCATATATCGCGGGCGACCAAAGCGAACCCGCGCAGGAGATCGAGCGCAAGCACATTCTTTATCTGACAGCCCGTTTGCAGGAAGCAGCGGGCCGCCCCGGCATGAGCCTTGCTGGCCTGTGTAAAACCGCCGAGCGCTATGTCCAAAACCATCAGCGCACAGAAAACCGGCAGGAGTTAGCCTTGCTGATCGCGGCCCGCGATGCCATCAAAGCCCGCGCCTCCGCCAAAATTGCCCCGTAGACTTTTACACGCCCGCGTGTTATAATGCGACAAAACAAAACCGAACAGGGAGGCAGACCATGAACGAAGTCCCCGAAGTGTTCCCCGCGTACCGCCTTGTGGCCGAATTTGCCGACGGCCAGCGCCTCACCTTTGACGGCCTCACCGAGCAGCAGGCGCAAGACCGCATGGAGGCGGCGCAGGCACAACACGGTGATATATGCTGGTATGACGGCGTGACCGATCAGCACTACGAAAACGGAAAATATTACAAGCTCGCCCCGCAGCCGCCGGAGATCATCGTGATCGACCTGACAGACTGCCCGGACGAGCCAGAAAAGGAGGATTGACCATGCCCATACCCGAAAGCAAGCGCCGCAACAACGACATTTACAACGCCAAATGCGACCGCATCAGCGCCCGCCCCATTAAGCCCATCGGCAACGCCATCCGCGCCGCTGCCAAGGCCGCCGGGCAGAGCGTACAGGCGTATGTGCTGCAAGCCTGCGAAGAACGCATGAAGCGCGAGGGACGCCCGCTGGAGCTTGACAGCCCCGCCGATGAATAACACAAATCCGACTTGCTATCGTGCAGAACAAAACCCCGGCAGACCGTACCAAAACGGCCCGCCGGGGCATTTTTATCTTCTCTTGCCGCTGTACAGGTATCTGTACCGCCGCCGGAGCGCTTTTCGCCTTGCTCTCCGTACAAAAAGCCGCCTCACGCCATCCACCAGCTTTTCCACAAAATTCACGGTCTTTTCCTCCCATTCGCAAATTGTTTTTCCAGCGCCGCCCCGACGATCACGGAAACCCTTTCGCGCCACGCGCGAAGTCTTGAAAAACTTGTTCCTATAAGGCCGGTTTTCCTGTTCCGCCGCCGTGGTGTTCCGTCACAAGATCAGTCGGCAAAGCGGCCCTTGTTCACCACCGCCGGGTGACCAAAAATTTTTGCCGCTTATTATGTACGCGCGCGCGACGCGCGACGCGCCAGTGCCTCCGCTTCCGGCAGCTCCTCCAGCGCCTCGCCCAGTCGTTCCATGGCCCTTGTGTGCCAGTCGCGGGCCGTGCTGTCCGCCGTCCCCAGTCTTGTGCCGATCTTCGCCCAACTGTACCCACGCACATAGCGCATCACAATGACCTCTTTGTACTTACCGTTCAGCGCGTCCAGACAGGCGCGAATACAGGCTTCATCCCCGGACAAAACCCGCTCCGTCTCCGCGATCTCCGCCAGCCGCTCACTCACGCCGTTTTCCAGCGCCCGCAGCCCGCTTTCCTCCGTCGGCTTTCCCGGCGACGAACCGCGCGGCATCCCGTCACACGCCAGCCCCCGCAGTCCGTAATAATTGCCCTCCAATTCCGCCCGCTCCTGCCGCAGCAGCCGCAGCATCCCCGGAATTGCCTTGTAGTACAGGGCTATGTGCTTCACGCTGCCATACCGCATCCGTCGCCTCCTGTTCTTGGCTCCGCGCCAAATCTCCTTGCCCGTGGTGTCAATCCAGCGTTTTCCCGAAGATCGGCTCTTTCGCGTCGCTCTCGTCCACATCCACCGGCTCGCCGAGAATATCCGTCATACGCCGGGTCAGCATATTGTAGCCGAACCAGTCCCCACCCTCGGCCCACTCGTTGAACTGCCGGAATACGTCCTCCGTGGCGCGGACGGTCTCATTCAGCCGCTCCAAGCCAAAACCGAGGGCCTGACGCGCCCCCAGCGCGTAGCATTTCACCACGATCTCCGCCGCCTCCCGCCGTTCGCCCAGCAAGGCCCAATCCCGGTTGCTTTTCGGCGCTTTTGACGCGGGCAGCACGAATTTTTCCGTCAGCAGGCCCTCCAGCTCCTCGTTCAGCTTCTTTTTCGCCCGCTCCATCCCCACGCCGCGCTTGTTGACGGCAAACCGCTCCAACGCGCCGTTTGCGGCGGTGATCACGCGGTCAAGCCGGTCTTTTCCGATGCCGTACCGGTCATGCAGCGCCACCATGAAGCACAGAGAGATCACATGGCCCGCCGCCTCCCGGTTTTTCTCCACCCGCTCGCTCTCCGGCGTTTTCCCCCGCAGATAGCGCGTCTGCGCCGTCCGGGCCGCGTTGGTGCCAAAATGCGCCGGGATATGCTTATTTCTCCTCATGCGCCGCCTCCAGCTTCCCGACGAACCGCCCGCACATGGGGCAGAACTCCGCGCACAGCACATTCAGCCCGCCGCCCCGCGCCGTGCTGTCCATCACAAGGCGGGGCCTGCCGTCCTCGCCGTATTCCAGCCAGAACGCCGTTCCGTCCACGGTCTCCAACTTTTGATGCCGCTGGCACAGGCCGCACACGGGCATTTCCTCCCGTTTCTGCTCCCTGTCCTCGAACCACGCCAGCTTTGCAAGGGCCACCTCGTAGCCCCTGCTGGAATATACGCGCCCGTCGCCGTCGTAGTGCGTCAGCCGTTTTTCCCACATGATGATACCTCCTCCGCCAGCTCCCGCCAGCGTTTGATTTCTTCCTTGTCCTCCGCCGTGATGATCTCCGTGAATTTCCAGCCCGCCGGACGGGCGATCAGCTCCAGAAACACCCGCCGCCGCACAGGATAATCCCGCTGCATCCGCCGGACAAACTTGCTCTTGACCTCCACGATCTCCACCGTGCCGTCGGCATAGGTCAGCCGGAAATCCGCCGTGTACTGAACGCTCCGCAGCTTCACGCCGTTGTATTCCCCCGCCGGGAACAGCAGAAAGCAGGGATGCACCTCCCACTTCACGATCTCCCCGCGCCCTACCTTTGGCGCAACGGTGCCGACGTAGTATTCATACTCGCCCCGGCTGTCAAATTTCAGCCCGGACATGGCAGCGGCACGGGCCGCCGCCGTCACAGTGTCGCCCCGCTTTTTCCCTCGCCCGGCAAGCTGTGCCTCTGCCTGCGCCCGGTAACGCGGCGGCAGATCGGATAGCTCCAGCCGGTACGCCATTCACAGTCCCTCTTCGTTCTTTTCTCTCTGCGTCGCTATCATGTCCGCGTAATGCAGCTCCAGCACAAGCGGCGTTCTTTCCATGGCGGCATTCAGCGCACGGCTCCCGCCACGGAAAGCATCGTCATACGCGCCCATGTGCCAGCGGATGGCAAGGGCCTCGTCGTCCGTCAGCTCCATGTGCTTCATCACGAGATAGACAGACTTCTCCCCGTGTCCCATGGGCATCTGATCTTTCACGGTGTAGTCGGGATATTCCCCGGCATAGTAGTTCGCCTTGCACACGTCATGCAGCAGCGCCACGATGGCCTGCGTCTGCGGCGAATACAGGCCGCGCAGATTGAAATTCCCCAGCAGGGCATAATACACGTTCAGGCTGTGCTTCACCAGCCCGCCGGGATAGGCCCCGTGAAACCGTGTGCTGGCCGGAGCCGTGAAGAAGTCCGTGCTTTTCAGCCACTCCAGCAGCTTGTCCGCGCCCGGCCTCGTCACCTGTGACAGAAAAATTTGCTCGAAACGTTCGGCATCGTTCATTCTCATTTCCTCCTTGGTCGATATATATTTCCTCGCCCGTGCCAGCACTCGGCGCGGCGCAAGATCACAACGGTATGCCGCTGCCCGGCGTTGCTCACCTTGGTTTCCACGCGGTTGAGCGTGTAGCCGGGGTATTTCTGCTCCCAGAATGCAGCGTCGTCTATGTACACGGTGCTGGCCTCCTCCAGCTTTTTGCGGCTCCACTTGGTATCATTGGGCGGCGGTGTCTTTGGCTTTTCCAGTCCACGGCTCTGCCGCCAGCTTCGGGCGCACCGTTTGTTCTTGTTGATATATTTTACAAGGCCCTCCACGCTTCCGTGGTCAACGGTGAGATATTCCCCTCGTGTTAGGCCAATGCGGTTTCCGTTCTTATCGCTCCACAGCTCCTCCAGCACGTCGCGGGTCAATCCCTCCGTGTGCTGGATGATCGCGTGGTGATGATGGCGGCCACAGATCGTCCCGTCTGCCATCACCGTTGTGTATTCTGTGGCGGCCACCCACTTCGGGCGCTCCACGCCGTTCTTATCGCACCAGCGATACACCCGCTTGATGTAGTTCGTCCAGTCCAGATCAGCCCGCCGCGTGTCTCCCGGCGCAGGCAGATGATCGTCGTCATAGGTTCCCGTCCACGAGAAATCACCCTTGCCGAAGTTGGCGTTTACAAGCTGCACATGGTATCTCTTGGAGCGGTTGTCGTTGTAGGTCTGCTGGGCGAGGGTACAGGCTTCTTTCTTCTTTGCCCTCCGGCTCGCTTTGTGCTGCTTTGGTGTCACGGGGTACAGATCGACCTCCATGTACCCCGCCGTGGCGTAGTCCTTGCCGCATATATGCTTTTGTTCCCGGTAATACAGGCTCATGCGGCCACGCCTCCATCGTTCATGTGTGTATGCCGCCGTCACCGGCTTGCATACGGGCCATTTCAACAGTCGTATGCCTCCACGGCACACCCCTGTTTCATGGCTTGTCCCTTAACTTACTGCTGGTATACCAGCCCATTGCGGCCCCTCGGCCGCAACGAAAATTCTCTCCGGCACCACCGGAAACAGGTCTTGCCTCAACCGGCAAGGCCGCGCCGCTCTCACGGCGCGACCGCCCCCCGGTCGTCAGATTGTTGTTTCTCCGGTCAAGATCGGCGCAAGCATCTTTTCTCTCGCCGCCTCGTAAAATCCCTTGTCCACCTCGAACCCGTAGGCGCTGCGCCCCAGCTCGTAGGCGGCGCGTAATGTGGTGCCGCTCCCGGCCACCGGGTCGATCACCACGTCGCCGGGGTCTGTGAACACTTCAATCAGGCGTTTCAACACGCCCACCGGCTTCTGCGTGGGATGTATCTTCGGGTACTCCTTTCGGCTGTCCCGCTCCCAGCGGAACCAGTCAAAAACCATGTGCTTGCCGCCATCCTCTCCGACGTTGCGGAACTTCGGCAGCTTGTCCCGGTATAGGACAACCGCAAACTCCGTCGCGCCCACAATCTTCATGTTGGCTTTCAATACCTGCGCGGAATAGTTCTTGCAGAAGAACAGCGGATAGCTTTTTGCAAATCCGTAACGCTTTCCGTACTCGATCACCGTCTGCATCTGCTCAAAGGCGCAGAACACGATCATGGCCGGAGCCTGTCCCTTTTCCTTTGGCTCCTTTTTCAGCAGCCGGTTGCAGAAGTGCATATACTCTGCGATCTTGAATGTGCCGTCCGTGTGAAAAAAGCTCTGCTTTGCCAGCTTGCTTTCCCCGTTCTTGTTGTCGCCGCCCTGATACCACATGGGATTGCTGGCGTAGGCATCCGCGCCGATGTTGTACGGGATGTCCGCGATTACAAGCTGGGCTTTCGGCACGTTGTACCGCTTGAAATTCTGGAAATTGTCATGGTATAACTCGCATTTCATTTCGTTTTCTCCCTGCGCCGCCGCATCCGGTAGCACAGCTTCCCGCACCTGCGGCAGCAGATGTAATTCGTGTGATACTTCCCGCCGTGCCGGTCGCTGCGGCGGCGTGTGACCTCTATGTATTCCGTCTTGCAGGGGCTGTGCAGCCCCAAGCGGCAAAGCAGCGGCTTCATCGCCTGTCACCTCTGATTTTCCGCTCGAACTGCTCAATTTCTCCCACGATCAGCAAGCAGAGCCACGCCAGCACAACACCGTCAACCCTGCTTTCATGTACGATGCCCTCAAAGACGCATTCTGCGCCAATCCAGCACAGGCCGAGCATCACATACAGGAACAGAAACAGCAGCCCCTTTGCCGCCGCGTTCAGAATACGCTCTGTTGTTCTCCCGCTCATTCCGTCTCCTCGCTTTCCAGATGCAGCAGTTGTTGGAGCTGCTTCCAAATTCGTAGCGTCCGCTTATCCGTCTTATTGATACATGCCTCGATCAACCGCAGGCGATACAAGATGTCCTCCCTGTCCTGTCGTTTCCCGATCTCGACCTGTCGTGCGAGCTTCGTATAAGCGGCTTTTCGCGCCTCCTCTGTTCTGTACCACACGCCCAGCTCTTTCCCGCCGGACAGGCCCAAGAACAGCCCATATTGCGCATCCCCGCCGCCTCTCCTCGTTTCGATGTACGCAACCTGATCGGGTGGCACAAGATAGTAGCCCTCGAAGTCGATCATTCCGCACCCTCCATCAGAAACACCATCTTTTTCCCGACGTACTCGCACCAGTGCTTTTCAAGCTGTGCGCCGGGGCTGTCCTCCCAATCCGGCAAGAACGCCGCCGTGTCGGCGCTCTCCAGCATGGCAAAGCAGATGCGCATATAGTCCGCCTTTTTCAGTCCCTCCGGCGTAACCGCCGGGGAAATCACCGTTACACCGGCCCGCTCCTCCAGCTTCTTTGCCGCCGCCGCGAATTTCTCCCTGTAGTTCGGGTCTCCCGTGATCTTTCCGGCCAGATACACTTTCATTCCTGCTCGCCTCCCAACTCCTCCATCCGCTTCCGCTTCCAGTTCGCAACGTACTGTTCCATGCTCCCATCAAAGCCCGTGCAGAGAAGCACATCATGCACCGCTTTTCCCTCGTGGGCGCAGTCGGAGCAGTTCAATCCGTTGTTGCACGGCGTTTCGCAGAACTGGCACATACAGTTGTCATTGTCGAACGGACACGGATTGACCGCTTCCACGATGATCTCCCGCCCGCATCTGGGGCAGAAGTGCCAGCCGTTTTCCGTCGGCCCGTCCGCCTCGAAATTCTCGATGTACCCACACGCCCGGCACCGCCAAGCGTCATGCTCCCGGTCTACGCACTCATATACCGTGCCTTTCTCGCTCATGGTTTATCCCTCCAGAATTTTCTTTACGGCGCGGAGCTGTTCGAGGGTATAGCGGCCTATTTTGTCCCAGCCAGCGGCAACCCGCACCCACTCTTTTAGTTCCTCACGTTCTCGGTACTCGCGTACAGCATCTTCCGACGGAAACAAGAGGCGCGGTGAGCCATACTCTGTTTCCTCAACGAGATACGGCATATCCCTGTTGTGCGCTTCCCGAAACCGTTCTCCCCATCTTCCGCTGATGGTGACATACTTTCTGCCCACCTTTGCGACCTCCGCTTTTACTGCGGAGAATTTATCTTTTGGTCGCCGTGCGTCTCCAACGATGTACACGGTCTGCCCCGGCTTAAAAGACTTAATATCCATGGCATTCCCCTCATACGTTTACATATCGGTTCCGGCAGTTCACATTGTTGCAGAAGCGCTCGCGCCCGATCTCCCGCAGGCGATGCCCGCAATACTGGCAATAGTCGCCCTGCTGTCGCCGTGGTTCTTCCTCTGCGTGTGTCCCGCAGCATCTCATGCGGTTCATCAGACACAACACGGAGCCGGGCTGCACCGCCGCCGCGCAAACACTTTTCGCTTTACAGTCGTAGCAATCCATCACTCCGCCTCCTCGCGCAGCCAGTCCAGTGCGCACAGTTCACATGCCGTCATTCCGTCGCGTCCTTTTAGGTAGCACGTACTGTTACGATCATTGTTCTTGCAGTAGGCCGCGCCGTTGTTGCTCAGCATGAATTTTGCCAGTTCCTCGTCATTCATTTCTCGAACCCTGTCCGCGTTGGTAAAGACCACATCCGGGCAGTTCTGTTTCCGGGCATTTTTACAGGCTTTCCCGCCGTAGTTCAACAAACAGCCAGCAACCCGGCACCGATCACAGAGTTTCATTCCACTTCCTCCTCCGCGTCCCAGTCAATCGCCTGTCCGCATTGTCCGCAGAAGCAGCAGCGGTTTCCGTCCTCGTTGTGCAGGTATTCGCCGCTCCCGCAGGACGGGCAGGCCATTACACCCGCGTCCCCGTCAGGGTAGGGGCTTTCCGGCACACGCCGCCGCAGCGCCTCCGCACCCATCCGGCAAGCCTCGTTCACCGGTTCAAGGCTCTCATACACCTCCCGGTGTTCCGGGTCTAAAATCTCAATGGCTCGTTCATTCTCCATCTTTCGTTTCCTCTGCCGCTTCGGCCTCAAACCGCCGCTCCAGTTCAAACACGCCGCGCGGCTGTCCGTTGTACCAGCCTTTCATCGGTCTGTCGATCTTCCGTTGCAGGTCTTTCAGTCTCTCCCAATATTCCGGGAGACGCCGGTACACATTCCGCAGCTCCCGCAGGTTCTTGTTGCAACAGCACCAGCAGGAAACACGGTCTAAAATGTCATAGAGCCTTACGCCGCTTTCCTCCCAGAAAAAGCCGCTTTCATAACAGCGGGCAAGGGCGGCGGCTTCTGTCACGCCCCACTCCGCCAGCGGGTGCAACTTGTACGGCTTTTTCTTTTTTGCCAAGCGCGGTGTTTCATCTGCGGCAATCCCGATATAGACCTCCGCACCCAGTGCCTCCGCATACCGGTCTATAGCTTTCAGCTTCTCCGTGGTTCCCCAGCGGCACAGGCCGCCGCACCAGCCATATCCTCTGTGTGCGCCTTTTTGCCTGCTCTGTACCGGCCTTTCCAGCATATCGTAGAGAAACGGATTTCCCGGCTCCAGCTTCGTATACCTGATACCCAGCCGCTCCAGCTCCGGCAACATCCTGTCTTGCGTGTCGTAGATTGCCTGAAACTCCATTCCCGTGTCGTAGAAAACTACCTCGTCCAGCGGCCAACCCTTTTCAATCAGCAGCAACAGCATGGCAAGGCTGTCCTTGCCCCAACTGACGCTTGCGATGTGCCACTTCGCCGCGCCCCGTTCATTCTCCATCTTCCACACCCTCCATGCCGATCTGCTCCGCGTCCTCCGGGTCGTCCTCGGCCTCCTCAATGACCGCCTCCCGGCGCTCCTTTTCCTTGTAGAACTGCTCCATGCAGAGCGCCTGAAACTCCGCAAGATCGTTGATGTATTCCTCTTTCAAAATGTTCATGGGCATGATGGCTGCCATCACGTCCATGCCGTCATGCACCACAAGATACCGCTGTCCCGTCTCGGTTTGCCGTGCCGTGTAGCAGA